AAGTTTATCCCCCAAATTTGGTGCTGGTTGTCGGACTCGAACTGACCACCTACTGCTTACAAAACAGTTGCTCTACCGGATGAGCTAAACCAGCTTATGAATATTCTCTAATGATTGTTTTTACTTCTTCCACACTCAGGCCCACATGTTCAGCGATTTCTTCTACTGAGTGGCCTTCGCCATGCAAATCTAATACTTGCATAATTTTACCTTTGTATGCACCCATTAATTTACTCCATGTTGTTTGGCGGTGTGACTGAGACTCGAACTCAGAAACCGGCTTTCACCGATCGACGGATTAGCAATCCGCTCCAATACCATTATGGGACCACACCTAGTGTTGTATTTACTTTAATAAAAAAGGATGCTTATTTTTAGATTAAAAGTCTAATTGTTTTATTTGCTGGACGCATCCTAAAACTTGGTGGAGGATAGCGGAATCGAACCGCTAACTGTAACTTGCAAGGCTACTGTGTTCCCAATTATACCAATCCCCCGGAAACATATATTGAATTTGTAAGCCTACGCCGCTTTTATCGTAGATTTATTCAGGACTTACCGGCCGCCTAGCCTGACCTCGTACACGATGGATATCACTTGGGCTCCGTCCAGCGTAGTCTCCTTTACAGACCTCCGCGGTTCCCCGCGGGTGGGAGTTGAACCCATTTGCCTTCTACTAACTCGGTCCTTCGAAGAAACCTTGTTAGCGTGACTTCACTTGCTGACACTTACAAAACTTGGCGTGTGTTACAGGATTCGAACCTGCATCCCGAGGTTTTTATGCCCCGTGTGATGGTGCCCTAACATTTATACTAAACACACATAACTTGGAGCCTAGTGCTGTTGTGACACAGCAACATCCCTTGAGCGAGAGCGTAGGAACTTAATCTACGGGTTTGACACCTCTTGGGTCGAACAGTCAGGACAACTACTTGTATTCACTCCGCAACACTTGTTCAAGGTGTTGTTTCACTACTAACTTTCATTTCCAACTAGACATAAACTTGGCGCCCCGTAGGGGTTTCGATCCCCTTGCCTCCACCGTGACAGGGTGGCGCTCTCCCAATTGAGCTAACAGAGCATAATTTGTGATAGTTTCTATACTACCCATTGAAACTAACAAACATTGAGTGCATTGCTACACTATTCGTTTTGGTGGAGACGGCTGGAGTCGAACCAGCAATGCCTTAAAGACGGCGGATTTACAGTCCACTGGGGTTACCAATTTTCCTACATCTCCAAAATTAGTGTCAAGCTACCTGGTTCCCACCGTTAGCCCTTGACGCGAGCTGTTACTCTGACCATTCCATTTATTCTCATGTCTGTGTGCAGTTGGAATTCTGCCTATCAGATTCTGAGGGGTTGCCTCGCTAACGGTTTTCTGCCACCGGATCTCTATCGTTAATCAAACGCCACTATAACAGAAGTAGGACCGGGATAGGGTGGAGTCAAGGTTGCAGGACCTAGTGCTGATTGCTCAGGAAGTATCCAGGCGATATGACTCCAAAAATGGTACACGGTACGGGAATCGAACCCGTCTTACTGACGTGAAAGGCCAGTGTCCTAAACCGATAGACGAACCGTGCATAAAAATATTATTAAGTGTTATCGTGCAAATTTAGGAGTAACGAAGCTATCGTTCCAAAGCCGATGCAGTTATGTCAGGATCAGTCGCCGGCCGCTGTGACCCGGATAGTTATAGCGTCCTATAACGATACCCTGATAACACTTAATAATAGTTTTACACTATATGAAAATACACTTCGGATACTGTACTAAACAGTGAACTATCCAACACGGCCTATGCCGCTGAAGCGTGTTTACATATAGTACCCTGAGTTAACAGGGCTATACGAAAAATTAAATTTTTAAAGAGCGTTAGTTAATTTCTTAACTTGTTTCTATTGTAACGTCTTTTGGATTTATATGCAACCGCTGTGTGTTGTATATTCGCTACACTTAGAAACGTTTAGTTAATTGCTTAACTAAGTCTCTAGTATAGCATCTTTCGATAACCTACGCAACCGAAAGGTCTTTGTAGTACTTGTGTTTTAAAAATTGGAGTATGGGGTGAGATTTGAACTCACGGTTTTACGGATTTGCAATCCGTTGCATTGGGCCTCTCTGCCACCCATACATATATAACAGGTTCGCTTTTTTCGTGCTATCCAGTACACCACACAGAAGACCAACTTTGCGCTGGGAATCAAACCCAGTCCCTCTTTGTTCAAAAAAGATTATAAAATTTGCTGTAACGAACCTAATGGTCAAAAATAACAGGATACATTTTCGATGGGCTTGGAGCCCATTGCTCTACCGCTGAGCGAATCTGCCCTAAGGCAAATGTTGGAATCGAACCAACGTGTCGTTAGACATTGCTGTTAGTATCCTAAAACTGGTCCGTGTGACACGATTCGAACATGCGACCACTGCGTCCCAAACGCAGAGCTCTACCAGGCTGAGCTACACACGGGTAAACTGGTGCTTCGTGAGAGGGTCGAACTCCCGACATTCGCCGTGTAAAGGCGCTACTCTACCACTGAGTTAACGAAGCAAAATGGTTGCGATGGCTGGATTCGAACCAGCGATTCTTGGCTTATGAGACCAAGCGGATGACCACTTCCATACATCGCGTCAATTTTGAAAGCATACAACTTTTTCATAAACAGTGCCTGTCTTATCAGCAGGATGCGTTATACACTTACAAAATGGAGCGGGGTAAGAGAATCGAACTCTCAGCATTAGCTTGGAAGGCTAAGGTATTACCACTATACGAACCCCGCATAAACTTGGTGCCCCAGAGGAGACTCGAACTCCTAAAATTTGGCTTCTAAGACCAACACGTATACCAATTCCGTCACCGGGGCATGTTCTTACTTATCACTCAAAATACAACAGGATACTATTTTGGTTTCATTAACAGTGAAATTTTTGAATTTGCTGTTAGTATCCTAAAACTTGGCTCCCCGGGGTGGGCTCGAACCACCGACCAACAAATTAACAGTCTGCTGCTCTACCTCTGAGCTACCAGGGAATGTTGCTTACCTAACTTTTTTCAAGTACTCTCGACCAATATGGCCTTCCTCAATTTCTTGCAGTGTTGCCACAATAGATTTACTATGGGTAACAACCTTTGCTGTATGAGTTTTTCTACTAAGTTCTCTTGCTCTAATACTGGCAACAAGAATTAATTCAAATCTGTTACCAATGTTAGTAACACATTTGTCTGTATCAATCATAACGTGAGGATGTTTCATATTTGCCTTAAAAAACGTATTATATACTATAACTCGTTGACAGTCAAGTATATTTGGTATTCTAAAACGCACCAGGGCTTGTGTACACAAGAGGCTCCGAACTCGTCAAGAGAGCAAGTAGTATTGGTCATCTGATACATTTTAGAATACCCTGTGTTGCCACAGGATATGATAGGGTTAGTACCCTACCCAGGAGTCTTACTAAGTGCGTTTTCGCCACACGTTCATGTATCCTGTCCGCCCGTTTGTCCCATGTTTTAAGTTCGGGACGTGGACCTCGTTTCCACATATTCACACTTTGCGGTCATCGACGACTTTGAAGAGCCACCTCACGCTTTACAACTGCTTGAGCAATTTGCCTAGCACGTTCTAACTTATCTTGGATCAAACGTTGCCGTTGTTCCTGTGTTAGCGTATGCTGTCGAATAAACTCATGTTGTCTATTGTTATTACCTATTCTCATATTTCCTCATTACATAAACAAAAACCCCAGGGTGTTTATGCCTGGGGTCCTTAGAAGTTAAAGTATTTTTGTACTTGTTATCCTTCCCGGACCCCGGATTCCTCTGGTGTGCGATCATTACTTAGATTAATCGCTGACCAATAAGCGGGCATAACGCCTGCCTGTTTGGCTATGCAAATAAACGAATGTAAGGATCTTTGTATTTTCATAACAGTTTCTATTGTAAGTTATTTAGTCTTTCTTGTCAACTACCTTTGGTAATATTGATAAAATTAACTATTTTGTTTTACGTTTGGTGCCAGAGACGGGACTCGAACCCGTATGCCCTTGCGGGCGGCAGATTTTAAGTCTGCTGTGTATACCATTCCACCACTCTGGCAAATTCTTGGTGCGCTCGGAGGGACTTGAACCCGCGACCAATGGATTATGAGTCCACTGCTCTAACCAACTGAGCTACAAGCGCAACATGTGTCTATTATATAGTCTATTGCAATTTGTGTCAACAGTTATCTGCGAGCACGTAAAGGACTTGGTTCTTTAGATTTGGTTGCTAAAGATTTTGCGGCGGCTTTGGCCGCTTGCGGTTTGAGTCCAGAAACTTTGTGTGTTTGTGCAGCCAACTTTTCTGGATCTTTGACCTTTGATGCTTTTGGTGCGGGTGCAAGACCTGCGGCTGCACCAGCTGATTTAAGTGCTGTAGCAGTTAGTGTAACTTTCATACAGTTACCTTGTGTGTCTGTCCAACTTGGAAAACTTACGCTCAAAGAATCAGCCACTGCGGCTAAGTCATCGCCACTGTTTACATATAAGAATCCAGTAACACCACTGTCCATGATAATTACACCATCAAAATCTTTGTCTGCTTTATAAACATCAAAACTGTTTTTAAGCATTTGTTTCTTTAGCTCGTTGCCGTTTATAACACCATTGCTACCAACTACTTTGTTTACTATGTCATTGACATTAACACTGGGATAATGCATCTGTAACAATGCTTTCAACGCCAATTTGACTTTTTTACTGTCGTTGTCAAAGTAATCAGTGAATGCACTCATGTTCAGTTTAGGATTGAAAATATCCGAAATTTGATCGTTGGATGTTGGCACTTTAACATCGGGCTGTATCTTTTGCACAATAGGCGCAAATTCACGAGCGAAACGTCCCACCAGTGCTTGACTGCCTGCGGGACCTAAACGTCCGTTTTGTCCAGCTTTAAGTTCAATCTTAGTACCATCAATATCCAAGTCGCCCGGAGCTCCACGACGATTAACTGTAGGACTGATAATGTCCAACATGTATTCGCCCTTACCCACATCACCCTTTTCACCAATCTTACCAGCAATCTTTTCAAAGATATCAACTTTAATTGCGTTGAATGTTTTCTGATATTCTTTATCAATTAGCTCTGCGTAGCTATGTACTTTACGTGGAGTCAGCAGTTTCTTTTCATCCAAAATACCATCAGTGCTAAGTTTCTTAAGGAATTTTTTAACTTCAGCATCACTTAACTCTGCATTGGCTAGAGCTTGCAAGAATATAGTACTAACCAGCCCTTTGTAATCTCTTACTGTGGCAAACTTTTCAACATCTTTTTTAATGCTGTACTTGTTGGTAAATTTTAAGATGTCTGTTAGGTCACTTTCGTCGGGTATTTTTTCGACTTTTTTAGTGATTGCTTGTCGCACATCTGCTGGATCTTCAGCAACAATGTCTATAAATTTGCGGATATCAGTCATGATTATTTTAGGTTATTGTGTATTTATTTTTAATTTAGATATTGTTTCAAATGTCGCAATGCATGATAAATATATCAGTAGAAACACTGATAAGGAAAAATATGTTAAGAACATTACTAGAACGCCTGGCAGAAATGTTTCCCGAAAGCGACTATCAAAGCAGAATGGAACGTTACATTGCCAGCAAAAATCCACAAAACGCTGCCGATCTCGAGCACCTACAACGTCAATATCAATACGATCAACAAAAGGAAGGGTTAATATGAAATTTTTAAATTGCGTAGTTAAGGCAATTATTGCCAATCGCGAGCAACAAGCACGAGCATACCGCCAAGGGTATCGCTACTATTACTGACGCTCAATGTCAGTTTCAACGCAGTCTTCGCCGTACTGTATTTCAATGATTTTCAAAGGCTCGTCAGTTTCGTTGCATAACTGATGCCATTGTGTACGGTTAATATGTACATGCTGAAACTGTTCGTAAGTACCCAATAGCTCAACATCTGTGCTGGAATCTATACTGTATACTGTGGCAGTACCTTCTGCCACAAACCAATGCTCTGCACGTTTTTCGTGACGTTGCATACTGAGACGTTGACCAGGTTCCACTGTAAGTTCTTTGAGCTTGACTGTTGGTCCGTATTCTTTTAATACTCTATAGTGGCCCCATGTTCGTTCAGTCTTGGGTGCTTTCCATTCTTCCAGTATCCAGCTACTGCTGTTAGCTTTTTGGACTCCCCCGATACCAAAGTTACAAGTTACACCTTCCACAGCCATTTCTGGAATGTTGAACATATTGCGATCTCCGCCATTGGCAAAGATAATCTCATCGTCGGGGTATTTTTCTTTTACTCTACGTAGCGCATCTATGCTGGAGCCGTCGCTGTCATCGTAGCCCATGACAATTTCATCTACACAGGACAAGTTAGTTATGATACCAGTACGTTCAAACAACGGCATAAATGCTCTGCCCTTTTTGCGAACAAGCCAAGCATCACTGTTAACTGCAACTAATAAACGATCGCCCAATGCTTTTGCAGATTTAAACATAGCAATGTGACCGGAATGTAAGGGGTCAAATCCCCCGCTGACTACAACAATTTTCATATCAATACTTATAGAGTAATATCTTCCATGCCTGCGGTTCTGAGTCTAGCCACATGCCCCAACATGAAGTTTTTGCTTTCTAGACCTTTAAGTAGGCCTAACCATTTATTACGTACCAGTGCAACTTCGTTGATGATAGTTTCAAAATCGATGACTTCATCTTCGCCGTCTACATACTTTTCAGCATCCCTACTGGTCAGCGCTCTGGGATAATTTTCCAAATACTTTTGAAAGTGTTTTTTACGAATCCTACGTAACTGTATGTTTAGATAGTTTAATACAGCTTCAATTTCTTGTAATTGATTAAATCTGTGTTCAGTTAAGCCAGGCAAGCCAGCAATGTTCTTTTCTAAGTTACCTTTGACTCCACAGTCGTATTTGGCTTCTACTAGTTCATCTTCATAGTAATTAATGAACGCAGGTATGTTGCCAAGATCTGCTACTACCTTATTATACCACATGTTCAATATCCTCGTAAACAGTTAGCCACGGAAATAAAGGCCGCCAACTAGTGGACCTTCTTCTATCTTTTTCATCTAAGAACAATAATAACTGTTTTACCCTGTCTAAGTCAATCTTTTTGTTTTCAACTGCTTGAAAAACTCCACTCATGTACTTTTTGGCAATACGTTCATCGTCAGTGTTAGTGTCCATAAGACTTAAAATTTTCTCAAAATCTTTTGTAAACACTCCTGCTCCGAATATTTCTGCAGACATATGATCTGCTTGTATTGGGCCAGTTAAATGATGCCCAACTGGTCGCACCTTTTTCCATTCGTTTAATTTATTAATCAATTCTGGCATAGTTTTTATTGTCAGTGCGTTTACTACTTGATTAATGTTTAACTTAATCCATTTTTGATTTAGTATGTATTCAAAGTTATCTTGCCACGTTGCTAAGTCAAGTCCGTATCTTACATATTCTTGTTGCGGACCAAAGCAATCAATACTAGCAGTGATGTCAAATCGTTTTAGTTTTCTACCAACTACTAATTTTTTAATCTTGGATATGTAGTTTATTAGTCTATCTTTTGGCACCATTAAATTAGATATTATGTTTAGTTCCAAATTAGGATTAGGATTGTCTTCAACAAAGGATAAAAATATATCTAACTCTTTTTGCAATAAAGGCTCACCACCCAATATATGCATTCGTTTCAATGAATGAAAATTGTCAGGCAACCATTTCCAAAACAATGGTGTCAGTGACTTATAGTGTTTTTGGTCCAAGGGCAGTAATTTTATTTCTCCCACTTCAAAGGCGCCAAATCTTTTATTCTCATCGGCTAACTTAGAGCTTAACGATGGAAAACAATACAAACATCCTAAATTGCAGGTGTTGTCAAAATATACTTCTAATATTACTGGAGAAACATTAACAGCAGTTAAATCAGTGTCTAGTTCTGCGGGATACATGTCGGGAACATTTAAATGTAACATCCTGTCACTGTATCCCCCGGCATCCTCTATGTTTTTACAATAACCGCAACTAGAACTAGGCCATTCGCCGTTTAACATACTGCGTCTGTCGGCTAACTTAATATCAGTGTTATGAAAATTATTAAAATTGTCAGGCGTTAATACGCTGGCGGATGTTCTATGACAGGACATAGTCACGCCCGTATTAAGATAAAGAGTACTCCAATTCCATTTTAACTGACAGCTAGTATCAGTCTTAATGGGGAAATACTTATTCTTCGTAGTCATCTTCTTCGAAGCTATCTTCCATGTCTCCTGCATATTCTTCTAAACTACGTTTAGTGTATGCATCTGTTCCGCCAAATTCTTTTAATTCTCGGTCTCCCAATACGTCAACAAGAATACTCATCAAGTTGTCACTTGCCTCTTGCCTATCCTTTTGCGGTATGTATTGTTTTAGTGTTTGATAAGTTTCGCTTAAAACTTCAACGTCAATCGACATGTGTATTACTCCCTAGTGATTTAATTTTTTCAATATATTGACTTAATTGCACAGCCGTAGTAGCTGGGCGAGGATATCCAAGATTTATCATTAGTCTTTGCATCATGATATATCTACGAAATCTTTCTTTAATTGTTAATTCTGGATTTTTCTTAGAAATCCAACGAATGTTGGCATACTTATTGTCCAGTTCAATTCCTAGATCTGGTGCCATTTCGTGTAATGGTGTGTCTTTTAATAATATTAAAGGTATCGATTCATTTGCATCTATTAGTACACCGTTCATCAAATACTTTTGATATCGCTTCAGCATATTTAATGTATCTTCAAAATCTTCTAATGTTTCTGTGGGATACCCTACTAAAAACAACAAAGTATTTCCTAACTTGTACTTGTTACACATCTCCATGTGATAATCTAAATCTTCGTTAGTAAAGCCTTTTTTCATATGATGGCGAACTCTATCACTGCCTGTTTCTACACCGACTTGTATGTTTTGAAAATTAACTTTTTGCATTAACTGATACATGTATTCAGTGTGATGAGATTTTGGACGGATAATGAACTGTGCCGAAAATGACATTTGTTTTAGATCTGGATACACTTCCTGTAACTTAACCAGTTCTTCCATTAAGTTAATAAAATTTTTCAAAGGACCGTTAATCAAACTGTCAGTAAAGAAAAACTTTGTACATCCAGTTGCAAGATAATGTTGTCTAATTTCTTCGGCTACATTTGTTGCTGATCTAAATTTAAATTTTTTCCAAGTATTGCCCACATCACAGAATGTGCATCTCCTAACACAGCCACGACTGGTAGTAACAGATATTTCCCCGCTGCCTTGATATGTTTGATATCGATTAATATCAATTTTTTTGTAAGAGGACACTGGTATAGAATCTAAATCATCTATTTGTATTGCCCATGTTTCTACTAGATCCTTGGATGAATTGACTCCTAGCTCTTTATGTCCTTTAAAGAATTGGTCCAGTACTATATCGCCTTCTCCTAAGACATAGTAATCTAATATGCCTTTATTGCACATTTGTTTACCAAAGCTGTTCTGATTGTGATCTTGTGCTGACACACCAGGGCCACCCACCATAGTAACTGCTTGAATATTTTTTTGTTTAATTTTTTCTAGTAGACGTTGACACCAGTAGTTTTCCCAATACGTCAATGTTGTTATTAAGATAATATCTGGCGAGGATTCAATTACTAGATCCACAAAACTTTCAAGTACTGTGTTTATTTTTTCATCTAGTACTGGATTAAAATTTTCGTCTGAATAAACAGACGTATAGTCATATAATTCTAACCAATCTTTTTCACCTACCATGTCCAGTATATAAACATTCAAGTCGTAAACATCGTAGTCAACTTGATTGTGTTCGCATACACCCGCTAGAAAGCCTAGACCTGGAGGAGGCCTATTCTTTTCAATTTGACCAGATGCTATTGCGACTGCTTTTTTAAACACGGACATTTTCTAATGCTGCCTCCATGGAATCTAATAGATCCAAAAGTTTATTTTTCTTCTTAGCTGAAAAAGTAGAAATGATAATTTGCGAATTCAATGATTCGTCAATATAAGAATTTTTATAGTCTAATACCCAATCAATTATTGGAGCACCGAACCGCCAACGCCAAAAGCCATTTATTCCCCATACCATTTGTGGTGTGTGTTCTGCTCCGTCAACTCGCCCATGGTATATAAACATAGGCAATAATTCAACATCGTCTATGGACATAGACTCTATGGTCACTAATTGATCTTCTACTATTTTATCCCCGTCGACTACTGTGTTCTCCATAGTCTTGCCGTAAAGTTCTATTGACAGCTCGTGTTCTCCTGGCAATAAGTCAATGGGCAGGGTAATAGTGGCAGACTCAGATTCAAAATGATAATCTTCATATAAATCACCATCTATGTAGAATCTGAGCTTGGGCCAACTTTTACATTTAGTAGCAGAAAAATTAAGTTTCAATTGATTCATCGGTAACAGGTGTTGTTGCTGTTTTATCAAACTTATGAGGATTGTCAGTGATATCCTTCATTACAGTATCTAAACAACCATCATCATTTCGTTCCCAGCCTTTGCGGAATTTTTTAATAACTTCGCCATCAGCAGTAGTATATAGCAAACTGTTGCCTTCCTTCTTCAGAAGTTCTTTACCTTCAATTAAATCAACCAATCCGCTGTATGGGTTCATACCAGTTTCGTATGGGATCTTAACTTGTACACTTTCAAAAGGTTTAGCGTAGCGAGTTTTCATAATCTTACAAGCGGCACGAATACCTTTAACTTCTGATACCTTGTTGCCATCTTCGTCTTCTTTCAACTTCAACTTACGCATAGCAACAACAATAGAACTAGCGTAGATAAAGCCTTGTCCACCGCTAATTTTATCATCGGGATCAAACATATCCTGACTTGCATAGGTATGGTTAGTAGCAACTAAGCCCAAGTTTAAGTCGCCAAACATATTAACACAGTTACGGACTAATGCAGTCAATGCCTTAGGTTTGCGACCCATGTCACCTTTTAAGTCACCTGCTGTAAACTGATTAACGTCTGTTGGGGTCAATAACATACCCAATGAGTCTAAAACAAACAATACTTTAGGGCGACCTTCTACTGGTAGTGTTTTGTATTCTTTGACAAACTCACTAATCATTTTAGCCACGTCATCAATCATGGCCATGTTAAGTTTTAATAACTTGTCTTCACTGGTATCTACGCCCAGAGCATGTAGCCACTTTTCATCAAGAGCATTTTCAGTATCAATTAGAATAGGAAAAATACCTTGCTCTTGTGCGTTCCTAACTAAGTTACCTGAACAAATAAATGATTTGCCTGCACCGGATTCACCTGCAAATACAGTTACCTTGCCCATCGGAATACCTCGGTTAAAGTCACCCGAGATCAAATAGTTCAGTGCGTAGTTGTTAGTTGAGATCCAGTCTGTGGGATCGTTAAACCCAACGCTGATGCCGTCGATTGCTTTAGTAATGCTTTTGCGAAATTTGCTTACGTCAAATGGTTTAGCCATGATTATTTTCCTTATATAAATCTTTAAAAATTTTCTTACTATCTAAATTACGTCTTGCGTCCATAATTTTTATTTGTTCAAATGAATTTGCCAAGTCTTTGTGAATTGGATTGTTTATGTATTGCAACATATTCCTGTAACCGTTTTCAAGTAAAAATCCTGGCTGTTCATTAATTTTCTCTTCGAGTATTGTTTTCACTGATTGTAACACGTCGTTGGGCAAATGTCTAATATTTAGATACTCAGGTTCCAACAGCGCACCAATTACAAAACTATTGTTATGAAATCCCAGTGCTTGCAAAAAATCAACACATTTGAATAGGGACTTGTAGTTTAACAAAAAGTGCAACATATTAAATGATATTTTGTGATCCAATTCTTTGATGATGTTTAAGTTGTCTAGAAAGTCTGCCCAATGGCTACCATATCGTATATAATTATATTCTTCTTCGATGGATTCTAAACTCACTGTCCAATGTACATTTTTAAATTCACAAATCAAATCAAATATTTTGGTATCCACTTTACTTAAATTAGTATTGATTCTTAAATTAACTTCAGGATTCTTTTCTTTCAATAACGTTAACAGTTCCAAATTTTCTTTCATCAGCAAAGGTTCCCCTCCTGCCAAATAAACATGTTTGAGTTTCGATACATTATCAAAAATGTAATTTTTAAAATCAAGCAACTGTTGTTCACTGGGAGTAGAAATCTTAATACTAAGCTCACCAGCCCATTTACTGCTAAACGTTGGACTACAATACACACAAGCAGAATTGCACAGGTTACTCCATCGTACATCAATTGTGTTTAATTCAAAATCTGTGGTATTATACAAATTTTGATCAACACTTTTTAATTCTTTAAGATAAAAAACTCGATCACTTATGATATTAAAATTATTCTTTTCATGTTCCAAATCATAACAAGGATTGCATCGATTAAATTTCTGCCCTGCTTGCATACTTGTTTTAACTGCAACATCATTGGCCAGTATTTCAGAAATTGTATTGTTATGAATATTGCCAATTGGGCCGTCACTGCGTATGCAATTCTTAACGTTTCCGTCAAAGTTATACATTAACCCAGTCCATGGCATGGGACAAAATGCACGATTGGTCAAGTATTCTTTGCTGTTCATTTGTAATTAACACCCAAGGAGATTTCCCCCACTTCTAATTCTTGACCAGCTAAATCTAAAATAGTCACCAACGTTTGTGCCCAATGATCAACATCTGCGTATGGGTATGGACTTGTTTGTCCAGGTTGAGTAGCTGTTGCTCCAGGCTTAACTAAACATAACTTAGGCCATATATTATGTAGATGCAGTAATTGACGATGTGCTTCTTCAAGCGTTAGTTTTTGAGTATGGTACTCTATCATATCAATACCAGGCAGTGGACTAATAGGCTCTAAAGTCATCATTGAACTTATATTGATAATTTTTTTATTAGCAATGCCTTGCCATTTTTTATAAATCCCATACAACAATTCTGTTTGTGCAAAACCCACTTGTGCATTGTTTATAAACATGTCACAGGGTTCTACTTTGTCAATAATCTTAGGTATAGAACGTATGTTGTAACCATTTCGTCTACTGAGTCCAAGTATTTCGTGACCCTGCGATTCATAAACTTTTGCCAATGCTTGCCCTATACCTGCACTATGTCCTGTTATTGCTATTTTCATTTTAATAATTCCAATGGTTCATTGTGGAAAGTAAAACTTGCTACAATTCTAGGCAGCTCAGTGGCTGTGGTTTTTTCAACACTATGCATTATTTGAGAATTGAATACTATGGGGCAGGGCATGTCTAATAATTCTGCAACCAATACATCATCAACATACCAACGATTGGCCCACCCATGTACATTAAGCACGGGGAAGTTTATTTTAGCAATAACAGGCAGTTCGTCTATGTGTTTTCCTAAATGTGAATTATCTTCTATTATTGTAATTGCGGCATGTCTAGGAATCAACTTATTGTTTCTAAAAAATGATGCCAGTGCGGGACTAGAAGATAATAAAATTTTACAATCAATAAAGTGCCAACCAAATTTAGTGGTGTAAAGTAACTCAGTTTCGTTTTTTAAGAAACTAAAAATTTCATTAGATATTTCTTTAATATTTTCGCAGGGCAGTTCAACATAGTATTTCATAGTATTCCTCGAAGTTTTTTCTGTTCATTAATAAATGCATCTAGTTCTTCTTGATTATTTTTATCTACAGCAACTATTCCTGGAAACATTGTTTTGTAAGGTAACGTCAAATTGTTTTGGTATTTAACGTTCATAGGTTCAGGACTATGCAAGAATGCATAATCATGTGCAAGTTGATTATTGGCAACAAATTGTCTAATGGCTGTAAAATTATGAATGTTTAATGCGCTGACTGTGGTCCAAGTATTCAAATCTAAGTGATCCATACTTTTATAATACATCAAGTTTTCGTAAAATTTATCCCATTTAATTGGCCAGCGAACAAAATCGTGTACATCTTCAATCCCATCCAAACTAACAGTTACAGTTACTTTGATACCCGCACTAACTAAATTTTTAATTTCATCTATGATCAATGAACAGTTAGTGTTGATCCTAACAGATTTAACATTAGGGGGAATGTTTTGTAAAAGGTAACGATAATTTTTGCTGGCACTGGGCTCGCCTCCGTTAATATCTAAATGTACCACACGATCCAATGGTAGCTTCCAGAATTTATTGGAATTATCTATTATAGGGTAAGATTTAGATTTTAAACTACCAATCTTTGTGCTTAACTGTTCACTACAAGAAAAGCAGGCACTGTTACAAACGTTGTCTAATACACCGCCCACTGTTAAGTAATCTTTTTTATTTTGTATTTTATCAAACTCAATGGCATTGAGTCTAATGCTAGAACCATTAGTCTGTTCTGTTTGATTACAACGAACACATTCTTTGGGCCATATGCCTTTATTGAAACTTAGTTTTGCGTTGCGTAACCATAGACTAGAGTCCATTTCTTCAAGGCTAGCGAATTCGGGTGCGGAGGCCATGTGTCCACAACGACTTACTGTGCCATTAGGATTAAATCTTACAAAATGATCTAGCCTAGGACAGTACATAGTCGTATGTTTCTTTCAATAACTTCTTTATAAAGATCATAATGGTGTCCACGTACTCGGGCTACTATTGATGGGAAACTTACACATTCTCCCATGTACCATTCAAACAATATTTTGTCTAACTCTAGGTAGTAGTGTAGTTTATCGTTGTCTTTAAAGTATTCGGTTAACGCGGGATCGCGTGAAATGATATTAAATGTATGTTCTGTGGCTGTTTGTAATTCTTCCATTGGCCTAAAACGTAGCCAAGCATCAGTGAATCTTGCAAGATTTGCTAACCAATGAAACTGTAATGCAAAGTGCCTATTAAGAAATAGGAACTCACTAATCATTTTTAATACTGTGGCACGATCGTATTCCGGACCTAGATGATTGAGATATGTTTGTACTCCCGACACATAACGATCGTAAGGATCTCTAATATACACTTCAATTGTTGAAAGTTTTCTTATTTCTTCGTGACTTAACTGTCTATAGCCTTTAGCCGCAAGACTGGATGATCCATTTTTAAAAATAGGATACACATATCGATTAATGTCAATCTCATAGACTACACATTGATCGGGAAATATAATAGGATCTAAATATGAAAGCATGATGTAAAAGTAGGGGACCGTCTCCCCTACATGACACAAGCAAGTAATTAAATTACTTCTGACGGTTACGAATCATTGCTAAAATATCTTCAGCACGTTGGCTAGAAGGTTTAGCGGCTGCAACTGGTGCAGTTACTTCTGGCTCGTCTGTTTCGAAAGGAGCATCGTCTGCGTCTGCCGCTACTGGAGCGGGTGCTGCCTTAGCTACTGGGGCAGGAGCGGGTGCTGCCTTAGCAGTGTTTTCTGATGCGGCAGGTGCTGCCATACCAGCTGGTTTGTAGTACTGACCCCAACGTTCCATGTCATATGCTTCACCGTCAACTGACGCTTCAAACATTTCTTTGATGATTTTCAATTCAGCTTCGCTGGGCTTCTTAGGCAAAAAGTCTGCCAAGTTATACAAGCCGTATTTTTCAACTGCTTCAAGTTCTGCTGTAGTTAATGCAGATTCTTTACGTGCCCATGTGCTGGTGCTGTAGTCAGCATAGCCACCTTTACTAGTTTTCTTAATAGTAAAGTCCAAACCACCTTCGTAGTCTACAGGCAAGTTTTCCAATTCTGGATCCATCAGCGCATTCTTAACCAAGTTAAAAATTTGTGGACTGATAATAAAACGACGAATTGGATTCTCTGGAGTTTTGTCATCGCTCAAAGGATTGTCACGCACAAAGCCTTGGAACAAATATGATTTTTTCTTCCAGTATTTACGACCCATTTCTTCCAATGCTGGATCTTTAAACCATGTACGAACTTCTGCCAGAATTGGGCAAGACTCTTGCCACATTTCAACACAAGGTACTTGTACAAAAGTGGGTTTGCTTTCTGGTTGACCTTTAATGCCTGCGAAAGGCAATTTGATCATAAGTCGTTCGACCCAGAAAAAAGTGTTTTTAGTGTTTGCGTCTGGAAGGAAACGTACACGAGCTGTAGTACCTTCTGGGATATTCCAATGGGCATAAATGCCATTGTCTCCGCCTGTTTGATTTCCGCCTTGTCGGCCTTCTTGTGCTTGTAGTTTTGCACGAATGTCTGCTAATGATGTTGCCATAATGTTTCTCCTATATGATTTAAGATGGTCTTTGTTGTGCCTAGATAAATTATACACCGTTGCATAATCTAACAGTAGTATTTAGTCTATAAAGAAAAAAACTTAAATTTTTGTTTAGCACCCACGTAGTATAGCAGGTGTAATTCTAAGAATCAAATTATTTGGTAATACCAGATAATCGTTTTAGAAGTCCTAGGTCTTCCATTTGTTCCATAACACCGTGGTCTGGAAACTCTCTATCGTTTGTGCTGGCGCCATAGATACCATATTGGTAATCATATACGCCCATAGGTGGGAATTTCATTTTAGGATCGTGTGCGGCTATAACATCTTTGGCACGTTCAACTTCTTCTTTGCTGTCAAGCCAAAATTTTCCGTCCAAAATTTTGAACATAAATCCGTGATTTTGTAGAAATGCTTCCATGCCTTTATCTACTTCTCCACCGTCCAAATCATTAGCGCCACTGTCCTTACTATTAGCAAACGGACTTTTTACATTGACGTCCAAATCATTTTCTTCGTCATCGTTGTCAAGGTCTTCTAGTATGCCGTTGGCCCAAGATTCAAATTCTTCGCCTACTTTATTTTTCTTTTCTTGATATGCACGTTGCACAATTGGTAGTGCATCCATTAATCTATCATCAAACACACGTTTAACAAATCGTTCTCTAAGTGCATTGATGTCAAATTCATCTTCAGTCAGTGCTTCGGGTTGCCACAATGCACGATATGATTCATATCCACGTTGTCCACGTAGTGTAAACAAGTCTCTATGTAATTTGCCGTAATGGTCGATAGCAGTCTCTACCATTAAATCTGTTTCAACATCTTCAAACTGTCTACCACGCATGTTACGGGCAAATAGTTTTAAACTGTTCATTTCTTTAATCATTGTACCAATGTGTCGTCCAAAGTCGTCATTGATTTGTCCGCCATTTTTAACATGTCTAGCATAGACTCTTGCACCGTTTAGTGTAGTACCTTCAGGTAACTTGAAACGCTCGCCGTCGTGGTTCTCGATGTAGATCGCCTGTATGTGTCTGGCTCTTGCACCTCGCTGATTTTCGTCCACTTGCTTGCTGTGTCTTGCTATGATTCGTACACTTTCCATTTTCTGATAGCTACTACGGCTAGTGCCATACATCTTGCTTTCAGTCATTTGAATATCTTCAATATCAGTGATGTCTGCATTTTTGTTTGCGTGTTTTAAATCTCTAAGATTCAATCCACTCTTAGCAATATCTCTAATGTCAAATGTTAGTAGGTTACGTTTAGCAAATAAACGCAGTCCTTTTAAAAATTTGTACCAGTTTTTCTTTTGTGTGTCGCCCATTTCTTCGTCAAGATCTTTGTCGAAATAGACTTTTAAATTGTTGTCATCTACTAGACTGATAGTAATGTTGCCGTAGTTTTCGCCTTCTTGTGTGTAGTCAAAGTTAAAGAATCTTGCTTTAGTGGGATCTAGTGTTGCTTTGGCATGCTCGTCGCCAATGCTTACACCTTCAAATCGGCTACGGATTTTATCAAACAAGTTTTCGGCAATTTTTTCAATTTCTAGCATAGTAATATATTTATGTTTTTGGATAGAACCAAGTGTAACTGCTAATCCTATAAGAATCTGCAGGCACTTTGTCCATCATTCCATGTAACTGTTTAGGATTGTTTATCATCAAATACCCTTGATTAATTTTATACAAAGGGCGGTATCTTACGCTTAGTGTATTATCATAAAATACAGTTCCTAAGGTTATATCGTTTTCGTTTAGATATATCTGCATTGCTACTTGAACCATAGCGTTGTCAACATGAGGGGCCATTCTAAATCCCGCATTATCCAACCAAAACCCAGTATCGCATCTTGAGAGTTCAGTATTAACTGTTTTAGATATTTCAGACAACTGCGAAGCTACATAATCTCCCAGTTCATTGTATATGGGATCCAAGTCATGCACTAGTCTACGTCTGGGCCAGTCTGCTTGCCATGCTTCTTTTGTATAAGGTTGCGTTAAATGATCTGTGGCTAAAAATCTACTTAACAGTTCTTCAGGGTAAAAATCTCGTACTACAAACAAATCGTTTGCATCGTCTACTGGTTCTATTATCATATCATTATAAAAGGCATGGGCATTATTATATCCTCACCATCTTTGAGTTTTTCATCTAAGTTAGGATCATACTCACGCAAGAACATGGCCATACGTACTGCCAACAACATACTCATTACTAAATCATCTGTTTCACCTATTTTGGCTGCATACCCGCTACCCGAAGCTACAAATGTCTTTAGTTCACTGATCAATGCTTTACTGGCAATATGCAGTTTACGTGTTTCTACTAAATTTTTAAACTTAGCACATGCACTGAGTTTGCTTTTGTTCGAAGTGTTGAACCCTTTGCGATATCGTCTACTAGATCCAACCTTGCCAGGCTCGCTTATGAAAATACCTTTAATATTTTCTTCACCGTATTCATCAATGGCAACCAATGCTGCTTCACCCAAGGTATTGTTTTCAACACTGTAGTAAACATCTGTGTCCACTGCGGTATGTTCACTGAGATACTTGGTAATCTCTGCCAATATTTTCACTTGCTGTTGTACAGGAGTACGATTGTGTTGCCATTCGGCAATTTGTTTCATGCTAGGTAATTCAAGCACTTGAATTGCACTGGGATCACCACCAGTACCCAAACTAGGATCTAGTGCTACAATATAAACTGATCCTTTTTGTGGAGTCCCGTACCAACGTACTTGTCCTTGTTTTTGTAAAGGATCTATTCCAGCCATCTCAGTTAAGTGAATAGGATTAATCAATGTTTCATCATAGATAATGAATTCACAATCCATTTCACGACGGAAACGTTCTTCTCCTAACTGTGCTCGCTGTTCTGCTTCCCACTTCTCATCTCTATCTGGATGCTCTTTCCAGTAACTTCTAAATGCTTTGAATCCATTGACGCCCAATTCAGTTTCGTTGCCATATTCATCTGTACGCTTATTTGCTTGGCGCCATATTAATGCAAACTGATCCTCATCACTGTTGGGTGTTGATGTGATAATACACTTACCACCAGTTGCTAGTGTAGGGCTAATAGAAGTCCAGAACTCTTTGGCAATGCCTGGACGAACGAATGCAAACTCATCGCAGTACAGTAATGATATAGACATACCACGACCTGTGTTTTCTGTTGTTGTGGCGCTCACAATACGCGATCCATTGTCAAAGTCTATGCTGCCTTTGTTATAACTTGTAACACCTGCTCTGATGTGGTTAGGTACACTTTCATATCCATAACGGATACGTTGCATAATTTCTTGTGAACCTGTGTATTTGTGTGCGGCAACTAGAATTGTACTGTCCGATACAAACATTGCATACCATAACAAGTAACCTGCGGCTGTTGTGGACTTACCAGTTTGACGTGGCATCAAATTAATACTGTATCTGTAGTTATGGTAACTGTCAACTAGCCTGACTTGATATTCAAATGGTCTATATCTAATACGCCCTTTGGTGGGATGTTGAATGTAGAAGTAGTTATCCAAAAAATACTGTGGCCCTGTGACGGGATCAGCACATTTAGCTATTTCAATGATCTGCTGTTCCGTAAAGGACTCTATTTTATTTGGTTTTTTAATTAAAACCGTTTCCGTATTTGCTGCCATAGTCTTTTAAAAAGTTATTGATATTAACATTATTTAAGTAATTTTGATAGTTCTCTAAGTTTAATACGGTGTGAAGGTTAATGTTGTCCTGTATTCTTTTAATTGCCTCGGCTGGCAATTCTTCACCAACGTAATTGGCATAAAACTGTTTTATAAATTCTATATCAAATAAATTTGAAAAGTCTACCACGTAATCAAACATACTGTCTAATTTTCTATAACGCTTTTCTTTTATCAAATAATTACTTAGTAAAGAATCTTCTGGCAAATTTTTGTTGGCCAGTATTTTAGCTTTGCTATAATAAACTGCTGACAAAAAATCGCTTGGTGTCTGTAACTTAATTCGTATACTACGATTTATTATTAAGTCTTCAACTTGTACTTTACCAAACTGCCCTGGATCTTTGGTAAGGTCGTGCGCTTTTATGTATTCGGCATAAGGGTTAAATATTTTTTCAGTCTTTATATGCCACAATGGTTGATCCATTAGCTGAGTTAGCAATACGCTTGCCAAAAAGTCCCCGCGAGAACCTGGTGCATAAAAAATTAGTAAATTATCGAAATTCATATTTGATTTGATTTTTCGGTTGCGTTAAATTAGTAAATACTGTATAATCAATATTTATGAACTAACAAGTGAGATTTTATTTTGTCTGACGTACTGCTGTTGAACAGCGATTATAATCCTATTAGTGTACTACCATTAAGTGTTATCAGCTGGCAACATGCTGTGAAACTTTACTTTTTGGATCGTGTAACCATTCTTGAAGAATACGAAGATTGGGTGATTCACAGCGAAAAATTCGAAATGAAAGTTCCCAGTGTTTGTGTGACCAAAGATTACTTTAGTTTCAAAAAGTCTGCTAAGTTTAGCCGCAGTAACTTGTTCCTTAGGGACTTGTTCCAATGCCAATACTGTGCAGATACATTTGATTACAAGGATCTTACTTTGGATCACGTAGTTCCACGTGCCGAAGGCGGTAAGACTACTTGGGAAAACTCTGTTACCGCTTGTAAGACTTGTAACCATAAAAAAGGTCACAAGTTATGGAAACCTCTACGTGCTCCGTTTAAGCCAGATCATTTCCATTTAATCAATAAGTGGAAAGCTCGTCCTGTGCAAGTTCGGCACGCAAGCTGGTATCAGTATTTGGGTATTGAACCTAAGTAATTAGACTTCCGGTTTACTGCTAGTCTCGCCTGCACCTAGTACGCAGGCGATGCTGGCATCATATTCAATCATAGTCCATGTACGAGTTTCTTTGTTAACCAACAAAGTAATGTGTGTTCCGGTGTTAGTTTTGCCTACCCAAATTGGCATTTCTTGGAAGTTGTCTTTGAAATAGTTCATGACCATTTCAGCTTTTGAACACTTCAACTGTTTCTGTAAATCTATAATTTCCTGGGCGTTGGCTATAGAGCTAATTAGGCAGAATAGGAACGCCATTGCTGTTATACGCATAATGGCTCCTTAAAATAATATTTAACTATCTTGCGCCGCCTCTACCCCATAAAGCAAACCAAGCAGGAGTGCCTGGTTTAATATTTTGTTCGCGCATTATTCGAGCTTTTTCATTTTCTGGGTTATGTTGTTGCCAAACAGGCAATTCTGTATAATTGAGGCGAGGCACAACACCATTGGTAATAGCAAATGCTGGATCGCTTGTATCCATTACTGCATCCGGTATTGTGCTGTCTGAGTTATATGTGCTTGTGAATCGAAGTTGTTTCATACACCGTATTTGTTACGCTTTTTAGCAGGTGTTGGGCTGGTTTTGTTTACGTCTGTAGCTTCTTCAGACTTTCTAGTAGAAATAGATCTTGCACCTTTGGCGTATTCTTTGCCCATGATTTTTAATGCAAGCTCAACTGTTTCGTCGTCGGCATCTGTGTATCCAACAATGCTCATATTTTCACCAAATGCACTTTTAGTTTCCATAGGTTCATTGCTACGTGCGCTGGCCATAGCAATACCCATTCTATACTGTAAGTAAGGATCTTGATTTGGTAGTGCAGGAAGTTCCCACGTAGTAGGCATAGCACGAGCCACTGCTGGTGACAAACTACCAGTACCGCCTTCTAAGATTACTTCTTTGATTTTCATTTTTTACGTTTGATAGGACCAGGATTAGTTACTGGACTTACTTTATGTGTGTCTGGGTGCTCACTACTTTTATGATCAGGTCCGCTGTGTTCTACTTCGCTGTCGACTGTGTTAAATGCTGCCTTCAACATCATATGTTCTTCTTTAGTATAAGGACGAGCAACGTTGTATTTTTCAACCCAACTACTTTGATCCATGTCTACTGGTTTGTCGGATTTACCGTCGGCCATGGCTGTTGCCATCATAATACGATTAAGGTTGTAGGCACGGTCGTAGCCGCCTTTGTCACGGAACTTCCATTCGCCTGCGTGAGAATGTTCTGCATGCTCAGGTCTTTTTCCGACTCTGCCTTCTACAATGACTTCGTTTATTTTCATATGTTTACCAACTTCTGCATGACCAGTAACGTGCTTTCCAACGTGGACCAGGATTGGCACAGTTGTGGCGAGCTCTGAAACTCCTACGGCGTTTAGGATTGCTTTTCTTAATACGCATTTTCTTGTCGCCAAAGTTAACTTTAACTACATTGCCTTTAGGACCACGTACATAGACCTTAGACTTTTTAACATCACCAGCCATCTTTTTACCCAGTGGTACTTCACGGCCGTGATATTTGGCTTCGTTTTTTATTTTGGACTCTTGGGTGCCTTGTGCCCCGGCTGCTGGTTTAGAATCCATGTAATTTCGATTCATGTAATTTTGCACAGTTTTTTGGACATTTGGATTAGGATCAGCCCAGTGCTGGGATTGTGGAATCTTTTTTGGGTTAGGATCTTCATCATCAAAGTAACCTGGGGTATCAGGCTTAAATGCTTGTTTTGCAGCCTGATCAAATTCTTTAGCTTTGTTAGCAGTTACTGATGCTGGATCCGTATCCATATAATTGTTAACACCTTCCAGTAATGCACCGCTGACTCCTAATAGGGCTAGTGTTTTTTCATCGCCTTCTACAATTATACCATCGTGCATGAAACCAACAACGCCAGTTTCAATAACTATGTTGCCCAGCTCAATATCGAAACTGTCTCCAATTTCGATATCTTCATTTACAATGACTTCTTGTATTTTCATTTTTTGACCTTAATACCTTCGTATTCTTTCATGAACTTTAAACCCATGCTTTCTTTCATTGCCATTGGATTGTCGCCAAATTGGTAACCATCTTTGTGCATTTGTTTATTTCTACCAGCAACATCACCATTACCGCCTCTGGTTAGAACTTGTTCCGGATAAACATGTTCTTCTGGTGTAGTATTAGCGTGATAGCGTGGATCTTTGGCTTCTTCTACTTCACCGCCTGTAGTGGGTGGCATAGGAGTAGGAGTAGGAGAAGAAGTAGTGCCGTCTGTACTTGGTGTTGGCGACTCTGATTCTTCGTCAACTTCTACTTCTACTTCGCCGTGTGCAGCCATACCAGCTAGTTTAAGCATTTGCATTAGTTCTAGTGCAGAGTCGCCATCAGCAGTAATTGTAACACTCTTGTTACCGTCGCTGCTCATGTTAGTACTGATGTTCATCTTACCTTGTTGCTGTTGCATGTCGCCAGCTGCGCCAGAGATAGGACTCATGTCACATTCTTTCAATCCAGCAATTCTACGCATTTGATTTAATGCTTCTGACATACTTTCATCACACTTGCATTTGCTTTCATACATGCCGCACTCCATGCATTTTTCTTCTTTGCAAACACATGGATCTTTGTGGCAACTCTTGCAAGTACCTTCTTTTAATTTGCCAGCTTTCTTAGCGGCTGCAATTTTGCTGCCTAGATATTCATCTTTACCAGATTCAATCTTGCCATCGCCATCGTAATCTTTATCAGCTTTTTCTTCTGACTCGTCAACTTTTTTGTCTTTAAGAGCTTGCTTCATTGGTTCTTTTTTGTCGCCGTCTTTGTCAAAGTCTAAGTAGTCGGGTTTGGCTTTTTTGCTTTCTGTCATGCCAGCTAGACGCATCATCTCTGCTAGTTCATTTGTCATCATTATATCCTCATTTGCATCGTCATCAGTTGTAGTCATACTTTGCGTTTTTCCAGTAGCTGGATCAGTTGCTGTTGTAGTGTTTGTGTAATCTGTTGTTGGTTTACCATTGACATCTTTAGTATTCATAGTTGACTTGGTACTAATGCTTGTATATGGATCATTGGGAGTTACAGGAGCTTGTTGTTGCCAACTACCGCTAGTTGGGTTATATTTCATCTGTGCCCCTTGAGTAGTAGTAAAGTCTTGTCCTGGTTGTGGATTAGATTCTTTGACCCCTTCTGGATCACCGCTAGGTGCTTTAACTGTGCCTTTGGGATCCGCTTGCCATGTGCCTTGTACTATGCGGCCCATTCCATTGTCTGCCTTTGTGGGTTTTTCAGGCATATATGGTGGGGTACGCCCTGCCGACTGTGTAACTTTGTCCATCATCGATGGAGATTTTGTTGGCGCTTTGGTAGTTGTTGGATCTTTGTAGTTAGGGTCTACTCTGATTGCACTACCTGGTTCTATAGTTTTAATCTCTTGTTTTGCACCTTTAGGCGGGGCACTGCGATCGTCGATGTCTTGCCAGCCACCTTCTTTCAATGAATCATCGGAGAACACTTCACCTATCTTATCACCAATCCATTCGTAAGGATCTCCGTCGCGGGCTTTTCTTGTACCCGGAGGCATTTCATCAAAATAGTGATCATATAATGTTTGGAATAAATCATCACCGAAATCGTAATCTCCATTACTAACCGAACGTTGTAATTCTGCAAACAAGTCGTCACCGATAGCATTACGTAATTGATCTTGTTCGTAGTTTAATGATTGTTCTTGATCTTCTTCGCCAAATGCTTCTGCAATTAGTTGATCGATAGTATAGTGACCTTCAAACTGTGACTTCTTAGGACGACCACGTCCACGTTTTTCTCCTGTGGCTGCTGTGTGGCTAACTTCTCTATCATAATCTTTGGTATGTTTAACGCCACCTTTGAAGTATTCTTTTTCGCCAGTGTGTGTTGGCTCTTTGGTGCCAGGCTTGGTGCTACGGTATTCAGCACCTAGGTTTGACCAATCGCTTTCTTCCGATACATTTGCACCAGTAACATACACCTCTGCTTTTTTACCTTTGTTTGTTAAACTTCTGGCAATGTTTTCTGCTTGACGCCTGTCAGCAAATACTTTCCATTGTCGACCATCTATGTATACTGCATAATTATTCTTTTCATCTTCAAGACCAGCATTGCGTTCACGATTTCTAAACTCATGGTCTGTACCCATACCGCTTACGCTACTGTCATAATCTCTTTGGTATGCATCACGATTTTCTTTTACTTTCTTAATGTATCGATCTTTGATGCGACCTTTTTCTTCTTCGTCAGCACCTTCACGGCCTGCGGCTTGTAATTCTTCAAAACCTTTTTTAGTGTACTTCTTGATACCAATGTGGCGTTGTAGGCCATTTTCTTTAACAGGATAAGTCTTGCCGTCTACTTTGAATTCATCTTGTCCAGATTTGATAGCTTTATCACGATTGCCACTGAACTCGTTGCCTTCTTCCATATCACCCTCGCCCATGGGTTTTACTACTGGTACAGGTGCTGGACGTTGTTTATCTAATGCGTCTTTACGATTTTGCATATAAATGTCAAACTTCTGTCCTTCTGGTCCTTGTCCGCCATAAGTCTTTGGTGGAGTAACTTCTTCGCCCATTTTCTTGCCAGCAGCCGCGGCTTTTTGAAATGCTTTCTTTCCGTATTTTTTACGACCAATGCTTGCGGCAAGAGCTTCGGGGTCTTCGATGCCGCCTTGTTTTTTCAATGCACCGACTGTCTTTTTAAAACCCATGTACTTTTCTTGCAGTACTTCTTCCATTGTCGATTCTAACAATGTTTTAGGCTTAGATTCAGTAGCAGGCTTCGGTGTGTCTGATTCAGACAGTTTGTTAAAGTTGTTTAGTATATTATATAGGTTGTTGTTATTATTCATATTATCTTCCGTTTCCTGCTTTCATGTCACGAGGTCTAATGACTTTGTTCTGATGTGTGCCAATGGGACTGATTTGTCCCACTGGTACTTTGTTTAATGTGCCGTGATCAGCAAGACTTTTGTCTTTCTCTTTGCCGCCAGCAGCTTCTGGATACTCATACTTACGAGTGTCTTCAAGTTCTTTGATTAAACTAGGAATACGTGCATCGCCCACTAAGTCGGGAGCATGTTTTTCTGTGACCATGTCTGGAGTCATTAAAACACTTTCGCCTGGCTTTTGTAAATTGCTTTGTTCCAGTCCAGCTAGAGTAGCTTCAAATGGACTATTAGTTGGAGTAACTTTAATACAATTTGCAGGAGCACACCCGCACTCTGCAATTAAATTTAAAACTTTTGCATCTGTAGTAGGGTAGCATAAGCACACATCCATGATGTTTACTTCTACTGGACCCATATTAGGGAACAACGGACTCTCTTGAATTGGTAATCTTTTTGGTTTAGTAATAGATTCGACTTTATATGCTTCTAATACAGATTTGATCTTGTTAACAACATCATCTGTCATTTCGCAGGCGATTCTAATTCTAAAATCATAAGTCCTAGCGGACTCTGTTAAGTATGTGGTAAACGACTTCATAGTAATTCCTATTATTAGATATTTATCAGGTTTTGATAATTATTGCTTGGGTTTGCTCATTATTTGAGCTAGTAATGCATTGCGATCCAGTACAACACCCTCGCCGTCTATAGCAGCTTCTCCAGGCTTTGCACCGTCTTGTTTCATTTGGTGATCCAGTCTCATTTTCTTTAACTGTAGGTCTACCATACGTAGTTTTTTGTCTAATTTGGCTTGTTTAGCAGTGATAGCATGCCCCAACAATACCCCAGCTGTTTGGAATACTTGCCCGCTAAAACGTGCTTCCATGTTCATACCTAAGTCCATTAAGTCCTCAAACTTACCTTTGGCTAAATTGGCTAGTTCGTCTAATTCTTGGTCGCTAGTGTCTAAATCTCTAACACGTGGTAACGCTTCGTCAATTTTATCGATTGCTGTGTCTATGTCTTTGAACACAGTTTTGTGTTCTTCTGCGGCTGCAACTGCTTGTTCCATAGTAACATCTTCAGGCAGTTTTTCAGGTAAGTTAAAAAGTTCTTCAAGTTTTTTGGTCATACCAATATTTATTTGGATTTGGTACCCGCAAAAATATCGGATTCTGTTACTATTCTAAACTTTAATCCTTGTGCGGCGCAGAACTTACGAGCTGCTTCCCACTTGTACATATTAAGAGCCACTGCGGCTTTGTCCCGCATACTCTTAGCTTCATTGAGATTTGTTTCTTTGGTAGGTTTAACTTCCACAACTTCGCCGTGGCGTGTTCCATTTTTATCTATATAAATGATAAGAAAGTCTGGCACATAGATGGTATTCTTATTTGTAAAAGGATTTTTATAGTTTATATGTATGGCTTCGCTGGCCCATTGCACTACTGCTGGATTATTATCACAAAAATTCATAAAAGCAAATTCCCAACTACTACGATAGGTAGGTGCGCCTTTGCCTATGTACTTTTCAGGATGCTTAACTTGAAACTTACCTTGAATATATTTGGCCATTATGCTAAGATTGTTCTGGTGATAAATTTATTAGGCTTGGGTGTATTTTTAACACCTAATAAACTTGTGTTAACTCTAGAGCTATTCAAATAAAGTGCTAGCAATGCATTTATTTGATTACTAGATAATTTTTGAAATTCATTTAATATAGTCAGTGGATCTGTTCTCTGTGCTTGTGCAGTATTGATGACTGTTTGTGACAATAGCTTGGCACTCTCTAAACTGCCTGTTTGTTGTTGAAAGTAACTGACAATAGCATCGTTGACGTTTGAACTTACTGTATAAGCAGGTATGAAAAAGTTGTTGAAAAATCTCGTGGTATTATTAGTACCTGAGCTATTTAAGTTACTGGGTTGTTGTGGGTTAGTTGCGTCCATAATTTTCTTTCTTAACCAGCATCTTCACTGAAATAATTATCATTATAATCATTGTTACCTGCTGTGTCAGTTAACGAAGTATCTATTGCGTCTGTAGATTCTGGAGAAGGATTCCACCCAGCATCACTCGAGAATATTGGTTGACCAGTAGACTCGTTTAGCACCGGAGTAATGTTATACCCAGGATCTACAACAGTGCCAGGACCTGAACCGTATGTCAAATAGCCGTCGGCTGTTCTAATAGGATTACCGTCACGGTCAGTTACATAACCGCCGTAGGTGCTACCACGAATAGTAGCTGAAGTATCAACATTAGTTCCAGGTGTTTTATTAAAGAAGTCACTAAATGAATTTGAACTGGACCCTTTGTTAACTATAGTTTCAACTCCGTCAGGCGATACGTTAACTACGGTCCCGTCTTTGTATGTAGTTGTTTTATTACCAATTTCATCAACAGTTGGAGGGAACGCAACATTCTCTGTTGGTTTAGAAGGATTATAGCCGCCAGTGCCAGTCCACGAACTTACTACGTTTTTAATCTTTCCAGTCAAACTATCAAACCCTTGCGAGATAGATCCAGTAACTTGATTGACAATAGGTTGTAACCCGTTGTTGACTGCTGTGCCAATTACTTTACCTGCATATCCACTAATACCAGCAGACACAGTTCTACCAATAACCGATTTACCTAAGAATGTGCCACTTAAATATTGATTAACTTCATAGCCAGCATATAGACCAGCCGCAGTACCTGCTGTTCCTGTTATAGCATTGGTGACTTTACCTGCTGTACCACCGTTAACTGTGTAAGTTATACCTGATCTAGGATCTGTATAGTATTGAGGCTGACCAGGGTTTATAATTGATCCCCCTGCAGCCAATGATCTTGTATCTGTTGGGCTACCAAACACTACATTAGCAGAACCAGGTACAGTATTCAATACATTATTGCTTGCGTCAAATGTTATTTGTGTGCCGTCTAAGTACGTGCGTCTTATATTGGTTTGGCCAGATTCATCTTGAATAATTTCTGTAGTTGCGGCGTTTACGTTAGGGTCATTACTGTTATATCCGCCATATCCCGATACTTTATTACTTGTTGAACTTACTACTTCCCCATCTACGTTAATTACTTGAGATGTATAAGTTCCTGTTACAGGTTGGCCAGTACTTGGATTAATTGCAATAGCGCCATTATTATTCCTAGCGTCAAACACTGGATTATAAGTTGGAACTCCGCTATTTTGGTTCACTCCCCTTGCATAACTATTATTTGTTGCAGGATTAAAATTTAATCCTATGCCTGCTACTATAGATGAAGCAAGACCATTAATAGAAATTCCTGACGATGCCATTGGTGAACCATATGGACTGAACGTAGATGCCAGCAACGGGACACCAACTTGACTTCCACTATAGTTGCCTCCATAACCTGGTACACTGCCAGCAGTAGGAACAAAAATACTGTTTAGTGCTCCGTTAATTGCACCATTTAAAACATTCACGCCTATGGATGCTAAAGTTACCTTAGCCAATGACTGTAGGTTTGCTTTCTTTAATCCTTGATATGCCCTATATGCACTCAGTATAGATCCAAACAATCCAGCACCACCCGTAGTGCCATCTGGCCTTGCAAGGTCCTTGGGCGCCCCAGCAATGCTGCCTACCAATCCTGCATCAGAGTATATGTTTGTAACACTGGTTGATATAGGACTATCTGTATTATCATAATGCAACAAAGCAAATCCGTTTACGTCAACAGGATTAACATAACCAGTTTTGTACTTGACTGTTTCATAGGCCACAGTCATTGTATTTTCCATAATACCAGTGTCGCCTGTAGAATTATGTTCGCCGTGACGCCAATTAGTTATAAACGGGTTTATTAAAAGATATTCTGTAAATCTTTTATTGTGTAAACTAAAAATTTGTATGTTTCGAAGAAAAGGTCTTAGTGTTCGATTTCTTGGACTGTAACCCCATCCTTCTCTAAGTCTAGGTTGATACTTGTGCGGTACTTGATAAAGAGTGGGGTCGTAATCGCTGTCTCTGTAGTAGTAAGTATAGTAATCATTCCAGAATGTGGTGACAACATCAGCAACATCATCGTGGAACGACATGGAAATGGGATCGTATGTAATGCCAGTCTGTATAATATTTTTTCTATTATAAGCATTCATAGTTTTAGTGGTCATTGAAAATCTAGGTAAGTCTACCCGTTTTACTAATAACCCAGTCTCGTATTGCTCAACTAAATCTTGACTACTGGCTGGGTCCGAATACCCACCTGACAAAATACTTTGTAATATACCAACATCGATGTTAATACAGACATAGTATAAAAAACTTTGTTTTGGTGCAAGCCTATAATTGTCATCTAAAAATAATTTAGTGGCATGTTGATAAGGGTGAGTTTTCACACCATTACCTAAAGGCTTTAAGTCTGCATTATATAATGTTGGCATACAAGTATTTATTCAATAAAAAACCCACTCGAAAGTGGGTTTACCTATTCATCAATATGAGATTAACCAGTTACAACACCGCCGTTAGTACGTGTGACTGGTAGCCCAACACCGCCTGGACTTGTGCCGCTGGCAATTTGTACAGCATTGTCAATACGGAGACTACAAGTGATTGTAGCAGGATCATTGACATTGTAGTCCATGTCGTTGTAGTTAACGTTAGTTAGGAAACATCCATATAGTTGCCATGTTTCTAATACTGTAGGTTCTGTTGCACCGTTAGCACCATCTAACATTTCAATAGTACTGGTAAACTTATAGTCAATACCAGAACTTGCACTGGCTTGTTCCATAAAGTCAAATTGCTTCTGCAACTGTTCACCAATCAATCTAGTGACGTTGCCGCCTGCGTCATCTCTGAAAACAACTTGCACAACTTGCCATACTGGACGACCTGCTAGATAAACTCTACTGTTGTAAACAGGAATTTCAATTGGAGTAAACTCAACCTGTGGTCTTGCAAAACTCATGATCTGCTTAGTAAGTTCTGTTTTAGGAGTCGATATACCCAGATTATCAAATGTTCCTCTAAAACGGAACTTGAGCTTGGGCATAAGCAAGCCCTGAGTTGTTGCGCTTTGATTACCGCCCAGTGGTACGGTAAATCTTGTTAATGATGAAACTGCCATTTTATTATGCTCCTGTTCCTACTGTTGTAGCTGATGCTAGGTTACCTGCTTGTATTTCGCCAGGATTTTTCAATCTAATCGGAATGTAAATAAATTCAACATCTTTAGTTGGTTGAACTGCTACATCTACCCAAAGTTCATTTCTTGCAATGCGCTCTGGTGTGTTATTTGTGCTGTCACAAACTACTAGGTAGTCTGTTACACCACGCTTGGCAACTAAGTCGTTTAACAATGAACTTACAACAGATTTAATGCTGTTACGAGTAATTGGATCGTTTGGTTCAAATATAAACGGACGAGCCAATGTGTTCATTTGTGTACGTAAGTAATTTACAAGTCTTGAAACATTAACTCGATCCAATGAGCTTGGAGTAGAGCTTAGTGTTTTCTGACCATAAATTACAAGACCTGCACCTGGTAAGTTAGTCAACGGATTGATCTTGTTTGTGTACATTACGTCACGTAGACCTTGTGTAATACCAACACTTACAAACGCTCCGGAAGTGCCGTCAACATATCCAATAGCATTAACATTATCAATTAAACCTCTGCGTGTTCCTGCAGGAGCTAACCATGGATAACTTATATTATCGCTCTTAATAATAGAACGTAATACTGCATGACTTGGAGGAACCGCAATAGGATTGCCAGCCAAGTCATTTGTTTGTCCGCTTGGATAGTAAACACCAACATATGGATTAACAGTTGCCAATCCATCTTCGCCTGTACTTGGTGTGTTGACACTGTTTTGTGCCCAGGCTTGAATTGCTGTACCTGTTGCGGCCAATCTCAGCGGTGTATCGCCAACAATGAATGCTGTGTTATCACGGTCTTCATTCAATGACACCATATTAGGAATCAATTCAGGATATCCAGGACATGCAATCAAGTTAAATTGATTTGCATCTTCACGCAATGCTGTACTACTGTCAATAGCAGATCTTAGTGCTGCCAATGTAACACCGCGCTGTGCTTTGCGTCCAAAGTTTGGAACAACACCGTTGCTTTGATATCCACTAACGCTGATCCATGTATCTGCTCTACTTGGTAAAGATTGATTTGGATAAGCAGAGCTAGTAAAGTAAGAACTCTTATATTCTTTAACATTGTATCCGCTGGCTCTTGTGTTAAACAATAACATACCACGTGGATATAGTGTTGGATCGGGAGCGTCTAAATCAACATAGTTACTTGCTGCCAATGTTGCAATGCTAGGAATAGTACCAGTTACTGGATTTACATTTCCTGCTGTTGACCAACGTGCATCTGCAAATAGTATACCGTTTTGACTTGTGTTGTCTGTATTATCGATCAATACCCATTGATCAATACCATTAACACGTTGCCATCTGTATAACTTAGGATAATTTTCTAAGTCAGCAGTGTTTAACCATAAGTCACCATATACCAATTGTGTACCATCATCTTGCAATGTTGGTGTGCTGGTTGATAGAATTGGACCAGTTGAGTTAGTGTTACTTAGATTATAACCACGAATATCGTTAGTTAGATTTTGATAACCTAACCAAGCACTACCATTACTGATCATAATGTCTGCACGACTTGGGGTATTATAATACCACAATGTGTTGTTAGCAGGTTCAACATAAGGTTGTGTACTGCTTCTATAGTAACCAGTAGATGTAACATTATCTAAAGGTTTCCAGTTAGTTAGTAACAAGTTTGCACTTCCGCTATATGGACTTGCATAAACATTTGTTGCATTAGTGTTAATACCAACGTTAGCAAAAGGAGTACCTGTACCGTCAGCAACAATCATGTCTCCACCCAGCGCATGAGTAATAACAACTCTACCAGATGCATCTAAATTAGCTGTAATATTTGGGTCACCCAATGCTGAAATAGCATTTAAAAATCCTTGTACAGTACCAGTTGTAACATTACCTGAATAGCTAGTTGTAGTTCCTAAACTTGCATTTGCTCTTGTAGTTAAGGTAAATGTTGCACCAACTCTAGGAGCTGCAGGGGTTGTTGTATTAGCTGTAACAGTTGTGGCACCTGTTGAATTTCTGTAGTAAAATACTTCAGAAGCAGTTACGTTACCATAAGCATTGTATTGTGAGTATATTGTTCCTTGAGTAATATTCAATCCGCCACCTGTTGGATCTAATCCATATGTAGCAGCAAATATAGTCGAGTAGTCAGGAACTGATTGTGTTGCCCATGCACCTAAACTGCTATCGTATTTTTTAATAACAGAATTTAATCCCATGCCCAATGAACTGGCTTTTTGCCATACGCTACCACTTGGACGTAGTGCACCGTCAGCAGTTGTGCCTTGCCAACTTGGTACGCTATAATAAGGTGCTATACTTAAATTAGGTGCAGTGTAAGAACCTGCTGTAATACCCAATGTTGTTAGTGCTGTGCCTGCACCGCCGTTGCTGATATTTGCACGACCGTCTGCTGTTACATTGGCACTTTTAGCAAGATCAGTTACACTGATAATTAACAAGTTATTTGCTACTCTAGAAGTAACACCTGTAATATTTGCAGCATTGATATTGCCTGCCACTGTAGTTAAGTTAGCGCCGATTCCCACTACAACGTTAGTTGTGTTGATAATGATACCAGCAGTTGCTTGGATGTTTGCACTAGCATTCGAACTTGTGACAGCGGGAAGTGCTGCTTGCCAAGCTGTTGAGCCTAATAGTTTCCATGAATTATCATATACTTTAGTGAATATAGGATTTGCATTAGAATATGTGTTAACTGCATAGCTACCGATTGATCCTAAGGCAGTGTTTGGTGTAAAGTTGTCTGTGGCTAAATCTGTATTAGCCATGATAACAATTGGAGTTTTTAAAGTGAAATCTTGTTTAGCTGAACTCCACTCATATATGCCCCAATCAGACATTGTTGTGTCTAACCAAAATGCGCCACTTGCTGGATTTGCCAATGGGCGACTTGTTGTACCACCCAAGGCTGCTAAGTCAACGTTTGCACGTTGTACATAAACTGTGTTGCTTACGCCCAATAAGCTATAAGCTGCCATCAAACCATATTCGTTACGTTCGTCACCATTTATAGGTGCTCCGCCGGATGTGGTATAAAAACTTGGGGTGCCAAAAGTTGTTACAAGATCACGTTGACTTGTAATGTTATAAACTTTACCTGCATTTTCAAGTAGTGTGCCTGCTGCATAAGCAGTTCCACCTGGTGCTACTTTATTGGTTGCAGTTGCTACTAGGATGTAAGCTACTGAACCAAGTTGATTAGGTGCATAATTACTTTCATCTGTGACTGTAACTGATACGCCTGGAGAAACTAGTATTGCCATGTTTCATTTCCTCTTAAACTGTTAAAGATATTTATCGGATGAAACAAAATATGGGCTGTTTGGTTGCCCTTAATTAAGGTTTGAGTAAATACAATATGAAAGATAGACCATTATGTCCCACTTGTAACAGTAGGCCTGTAGCAATTAATCGTTATCTAGGCGAAAAAGTTTATTATCGCAAGGTTTGTGATGTTTGTGCTAGGGCAGGGAAGAAATACAAACCTGTACCTTCTTGGTATAAAGCAGGTTACAGGAAGTCACATATATGTGATAAATGTGGGTGGCATGCAAAATATGTGGATAAACAAATGACTGTTTATCATGTAGATGGTAACTTAAAGAATGTTGGCCAGTTTAATTTAAAGACTGTTTGTCTTAACTGTAGAGTGGAAGTAGCAACAAGTAAGTTGCCGTGGAAGCCTAGCCCTCTTGTACCAGATTTTTAAGTGCTGAGTATAGATTCTCAACGGATCTATTGTTGTCAATAATAACATCAAATTCTGTTCCGACCCAAGCAGTTTCGCTGACATGAATCTTATTATCCACTAACCATTGCTCTGCTTTGGCATCACCTCGATTGGCTTTAATAGCAAGCTCATACCAGTGAGGAATAACACCACGTTGCACCCATATAATTTTGCCTCCGGCATTTTTAATACTAGCAATTTCGTTGGGGAAACGCACATCGCTAATTACCGTGTGACCTGTACGACTACGAAGGCGGTTTTCAAGTGCGGCAATCCAGATGTCATCGTTGAATCCTTTGCGGCAAACTTCTGTGCCCCAGAACTGCAATACCCACCTTGGAGTCAATCCAGGTATATTCAAACGTTCTGCCCACCATGGGTCTACTTGTTCGCGCCAGTGTCGTGCTTCGGGAGTCAATCCTTCAAGCAGTTCTCTATCCCAGCCAAATACAGCGGCTACTGCGTCTTTGAGTGCGCCTGCAAAGCTGTCACGCCTAAAGCCATGAAAGCCCACTAGGTAGTTTGCGGCTGTGTCTTTGCCGCTGCCAATAAATCCTGAAATTCCGATAATCATAAAAAATGCCCCATTAGGAGCATTTTTACATAAAACACAAACAAAGTCAATTATCCTGTTACCCAATATAGTGGAGTACTTCCGTCTACGTAGTTCTTCAAATCTTCTTCGAGCTTTTCCATCTCGGCTTGTCCTTCTGCCATCAGTGCCGCACCATTTAACTGTGTGCCGCCTTGTGGACCAGCAATTTGAGCAAACTTACCGCGAGCTTGTCCAAGTATTGTTTTACAAAACGCCAATGCATAATCCTGCAACCATGGAAATACCATAGGATCGCTCAATAGCATGACATCTGGCTTGTAGTTATAGATCCAAAGTAGCACACTTTCAGTATTATTCATTCCATCAACTTGAGGACTCCAAACGTGTGTTTGACTTAGTTGATACCCCGTTACTGATGTTGCACCTAAGACTTGTGATGAGATAACAGTTATCACAGTACCTGTGTTGTCTATAGTGTCAACTACATATTGTGTATTGTATCCTGATACCCCGCAATCAGCGATGTAAATGCTGTCGCCAGTCCTCATGACCTGAGGGGTTGCTGTGGTAATTGTTATTGTACTACCTACTGCTGTGCCTGAAGACGTTAGGCTATGTAGTGCAAAATATGTATGCCCGTAATTTGGAATCTTACGCACAATAGTAAGTTTCTTAGTTACACGATTCCATGTAAAGTTCATGTAACCACCAAACATCTTCATGGCTAATTCTTGATATTGTGCAAACAGTTCGTAGTTAGTTAATCCGCCAACCCGCCCTGCTACCAACATATAAGTGTTCAAATAACCTGACGCAAACGGTTCAAACTGGCTAGCAGTAGTACCCGACACACTTCCAATACCTCGTCGGAATATTTGTCGAACTTCTGTGATGTAGTTAGGCAATATATACTCTTGTACTTCAGGCAACAAGTCTAAGAACGCATAACTTTCCTCAGATGCATTGGGCGCACGTTGACGATACTTGATCAAAGCCTGTTTCATGGCCATTTCGTAATGCTCTTTATCTAACTCAACGTCAACAATTTGATCGCCTAAACGCAGTCTGATATAGTCAACCATATCGTTGCGTAGTTGATTAAGTGTTTGTATTTGTTCATTGGCGGCGATAGCACTGTCTGTGCTAATTGTGCCTGGGCCACCTAAACTCTTTGAACGAAGGCTTAGGTCATTTTGTAAATCGGGTGTTATTACTACATTACCAGTTGTCATAAATGTGTCCTGTTAACCATATTTAGCCAACAGGACACAGATGTTAGGCAACTTTCAATAGCAGAATATCTTCGTTAATTCTTCCGTTGAGCTTGGTTTCTGTAGCTCGAATATCTTCCAAAAACTTCCGTAATTGAACTTTACCTGCTTTGGCAAACTCTTTGAGCTTCTCTTCGGGTTTACGCAGGGTTTTGCATACACTTTTATCTGTATCAAAGTTTTCAATACTTGTACCTTTGACTGACAGTGTTTTGTATGTAGCCGCAACATACTTGCCCAATTTGCGAGTTTTTGCGTTATACATCCACAGTTCCTGTGCGCCCAATATGTCAGCAGGATTGATACTTACAATTTTAAGCTCTTTATTTTCTTTGGCGTATTTAAGTCTAGCAATCAGCTTTTCTTTGCTGGGCGCTTTCTTAACACGGGCTTTTTTGGTAGCTTTTTTAACTCCACGATATTGTTCCACTGCCGCAAGTAAGTCATCAATCCAAGCAATCATGCGCTTAAAGTCTGCGGCTTTGAAATTGCTGTAACCTTCTTTGAGCTGTGGATCTTCCTTGCCTTGTGCGGCCAACAACTCTTCTTTGCGTTTGGTGTACAGTGTTTCATACTTGCTGAGTTGACTTTGTACCACGTTGTTAGCAACCAAAAAGTCATACAACTTTGTGGGGTTTTTAGTGCCTGTGCTGACATCATCAAACACACCTTCAAGCTCACCAATAATCTCGCTGGTTTTTTCATTTAACCGATCCTGAATTGTTGGTACGTAAGCCTTGGGCTTATCTGCAACCACTTCGACCACTTCGGGTTCGCTTTTCTCCAGCACTTCAGCAATCTGTGTTTTAAGGAATTCCAGTTCACGTTCACGCATGGGCATCCCTGCTCTATGTGCCATAACCAAACTACATGCTGTCATGCTTAACGAGCGGTCCGGACTACGTACAAAATCACTGACTTGCTGTTTTGCATAGCCATTTTTCTGCATCCATTCTACTACATACTTTTTGGTATCTTTTTGACTATAGTAATAGTTGTAATAATAAAAACTTTTACGCAGGTTATGGTCAAATTCGCTTTGCTCCATAGTCAGTGCTTGCTCAGTGTCCCACTGGGGCTCGCCACCTGTGTATTTTTCATCAGCAAAGGCTGTGCCTCTTGCTTTAGCAACTTTAGTTTTAATCTTAACGCCTGCTACTGTAGCCATGTTTGATCCCCGCACTTTGTGTAAAAAGTATATTATACGATAAAATGGAATACCTGTCAAGCCCATAAATACACTATTAGCAGGATCCGATATGCCAAGATTAAGTATGTGGCGTGAAAACCACAGTAACGATTACAAGTTTTTTGATAAAAGAATTTCCGAAGAGTTCACTGTGGGCGGAGTGGGAGTAAATCTTCACAAATATCTTGGCACCACAAATCAAACCACTGCATACACTACCACTGGCAATACTTCGGCTAACTCAAGAGTTTTGTATTTTTCCAATGTGGCTTCTTTTGAAGTTGGACAAACATTAAGCGGAATTGGCATTGCAGCCAACACTGTTATATTCAGCACCAATGTAACTGCAAATACTGTTACGATGACCAGTGGTGCTACAACTACCATTTCATCAGGTAACCCCATTTCAGTGTATTGGAATGATGCAACTAAACCAAACTATGCTAATCAAAGTGCGTTGAATATTCAGGACTTGTTATTCTTAGAAAATAGAGACCGCAAGTACGACAGCGACGTTTATAATCTGCGCGGCATTTATACTGTCAACGACAACGACTTTGACTTAACACAATTTGGTATTTTCTTAAATGCCGATACAATTTATATTTCATTTCATTTAACTGACACTGTGGCAGCATTGGGTAGAAAAATTATGAGTGGCGATGTATTAGAGCTGCCGCATAAGAAAGATTACTATCCGTTAAACGCAGATATCCCTGCTGTACTCAAACGGTATTATGTTGTACAAGATGCTACATTTGAAAGCTCAGGATTTAGTCAAACCTGGTGGCCACACATTTGGCGTGTAAAATGTACACCATTGGTAGACAGTCAAGAATACAAAGATATTTTAAACATTGTATCAGCAGGCGATGCTAATGCAACACCTATTGGACAGGTAATCAGCACATTGAGTAAACTAAATCAAATCAACGACGCTATTATTGCTCAAGCACAGATAGATGTTCCTGCAAGTGGTACTGATATTAATCCATTGTATAATTTACCATTAAACCCTGATGGCAGTCCAGGAGACCCAACAGGACAACAATCAAATTCAGATTTCTTGTATGTTGACAGCACAGTAGACTACGCAACACAACCAACTACACCAGACTCAAATATACCAGGGTACTTAGCAGGAGATGGCAAAACTCCCGACGGATGGCCTGTTACTGTTGCAACTTCATTCCCTGCGGCTCCTACCATAGGAGATTATGTATTACGCACAGACTATGTTCCTAATAGGTTATTTAGATACAGCGGAACACGTTGGATCAAAGTAGAAGATAATGTAAGAACAGATCTTACTCCCGGACCAAATAATCAAACTCAACGTAGTATTTTTGTTAATGATACAAGTACATATACAAATCATGAAGGCCAAACATTACCAACACGTCAGAGTTTAAGTAAGGCCCTAACACCTAAGGCAGACAATTAATGGCACTTCAACAGTTTTTTTATGACCAACAAATTAGACGATACATCATACAGTTTATTCGTATGGTATCTAATTTCCAAGTTGAGTTTGGGCGCGATAGAAATGGCGTAACTGCCCTACAACGTGTACCTGTCATCTATGGTGATAGTAGTAGACAAGCTGCAACTATCATAAAACAAAACAGTGAAAACATGCTTAACGCTGTGCCTGCTATGGCTGTGTATATTGGTGGTATGGACTACGATAGAGCTCGTGTACAAAATCCTACTTATGTTGGAAAATTAAACCTGCGTGAGCGATACTACGATCCAGAAACTGGCGATTACAGTACTCAACAAGGTGATACTTTTACAGTTGAACGATTAATGCCTGTGCCTTATAAACTAACATTGAAGTTAGATATTTGGACCAGTAACACTGAACAAAAATTACAGTTGTTGGAACAACTTTGCACATTATTCAATCCAGCATTGGAAATTCAAAGCACAGACAACTACATTGATTGGACTAGTTTAACTTATGTTCTATTAACCAGTGTACAATGGAGCTCGAGGACTGTGCCTGTTGGTGCTGACAGTCCCATTGACGTTGCTACATTAACTTTTGAATTACCAATTTTTGTCAGTAGTCCTGCACTTGTTAAAAAATTGGGTGTTATACAAAAGATTGTTGCTAGTATTTTTGATGCCGACGGTAACATAGATGAAGCAATTTATAACGAAGCAAACTTATTAAGTAGACAGCAGTTTACTCCATTACAATACGGTGTAATCTTATTTGAAAATACGTTGAGACTAGTCAAGTATAATTCTGGTGTTGTAGATGAGTTTGGGCAACAAATTGTAAAAACTCTAGCTGCCAATGTAACTGCTGCCACTAACTTTACACTAGACAATGCAGATGGTGTCGAGCCTGGTATGTTAGTTTCTGGTTTAGATTTTACTGGTGCCGGGACTATCACTGGAAATATCAACAGCAATGTTATTACAGGAAATGGAACAACATTTTTATCTGATTTGAGTATTGGTACATTGATGTTTTATAATGCATACGATTTAGGGTATGTCACTAACGTTGCCAGTAATACCAGTGTTACTGTATCCAGTAATTTGACTGGTAATATCAGTAATGTGGGTTACAGTTATCTCCAAACAATCACAGCAAGTAACACCAGAGTTATTTCTACTTCTGGACATTCTATTGTAACCAGTAACATTGTTACTGCACCAGCTAATGCTAAGATTGTATTCACTGCAACCACACACAAATACGGTGCAGAAGAGCCATGGAGAGATTTAATCAACGTTTACGGAAATCTTGTAAATGGCAGTAGTCAAGTTAAACTTGAACTAGCAGATGGCAATGAAGTTGTTGGCACTGTTGCTTACAACCCAATAGACGACACTGTGTTATTGTATAGTCCCGACATTGATACACTGCCAGTTAATACTATTGCTCCAGTTAATGCTATTATTGATCCCATAAGTTCAAGACCCAATAAAGACTTACAAAAACTAGTGGACAGCACTAGATATCTTTTAGTCAATGACTACTATTCAGCTGACATTGGTGCAAATGCTTCAGTTTATAACTGGTTAGGTATTGACGGAACTCGATTAGAAGCGTATGCTAATGATATAATTCAATACAACGGTCAGCACTGGTATAGAGCATTTATTGCTTCCAGCACTCCCGGAGTTAACTACGTGACTAATATGACTACTGGCACACAATATCGATGGGATGGTGTAAGTTGGGCTAAGAGTTACGAAGGATATTATCCTGCAGGACAATGGCAACTAATCATATAAAATCTGGATGCGGTGCGATGATATATTGCACCACCACTAACAGATATCTTTTTTTATTACGAAGCAATGGGCGCTACTCAAATACTTGGGGGCTTGTTGGCGGAAAAATTGAACTCAATGAGACTGTACAACAGGGACTAGAGCGAGAGATACAAGAAGAACTGGGCGGCATAATCAAAGATGCAAAATATGTTCCCGTTGAACAATTTACCAGTGATAATGGTAAATTTGTTTATCATACATTTTTAGTTAAAGTAGAAGAAGAATTTGTACCTGTGCTAAATGACGAACACCGTGGATATTGCTGGGTACCATTAGAAGATCACCCCAAGCCATTACACCCAGGTGTTTATAGAACTATTAAAATTAAAGCAAGTAAAGATAAGTTAAAGACTTTGGAATCTCTATTAGATTAAAGTCTTCCAACAACTACTTCGATTACACCGCGGTTGCCAGTAAAGTTAGACAGTGCTTTACCAATTACACTACCCAATTTAGGATTAGATTCTGCTCTAGCATATCCGTTTCCAGCACTGACTACCATATCCCCTGCAGAAATATTACCTGTAACCAAGCAAGGTACACGACCTGTTAATGCCACTGCCACTACCTTGCCGCCACCATCCCATACTGAGTTCATTAAAAATCCAGGTTCGGTAGAAATTACACCTGCTACCTTTGTACTCATATCTTTTGTGCTTAGTGTGACTTCAGCAGTGCCGCCAAAATCAACCACTGTTCCTGGAGGATATACATTATCACTAGAATAGTATTCTGCCAAGTCAGCGTATTGTGCAGTTGTCGCTTTAGCAAATACAGTGTTAAAAGTAGCTCCAGTTGCACCAATATTACCTGAGCCGCTCGTACCAGCGTTAACTATTACTGTGGCATTGTTGGTGGATCCAATTACTATTGAGCCAGTAATATTGGCATTACCAACGATATTTCCAAAAGTTAAATTGCCGGTTAATTGTGCGGCTGTGGCATAGATTGTATTAAATTGTGCAATACTTGATCCAATGTTACCGACGCCGTTCGCTCCGCCATTAATAATTGCAGAAGCATTACCACTACTGTTCAATGTAATAGGACCAGCAACATTAAAGTTACTTACCGAGAAAGTTCCTGCTGTCAATGTGCTAATACTAGCATTACCAGAATAGAGGTTACCATACCAATTAGTAGTAGTTCCTAAGCTCATAGCCAAGTTACCATATGGTTTCAGAGAATTAGTACTACTTACATATCTAAATTTTTCATCTGTTGAAGTAAATCCATTTGCACCAAAAATAATATCGCTGTTGGCTCCGCCACCCACGCCAGTGGCAATAACTAAGTTGCCGCCATAACCTGATATTCCATTTGAAAATACAAATCCGTCAGTTTTTCCAATTATAGTATAACTAGCATTGGCAAATGTAGAACCAGTTGTTCCAATTGCAGTCCATCCACTTAAATCTGTTCCGTTGTCTGCATAAGCGATCCATCGACTTGCACCACTGCTGGTGCTATTGACCATGGCAGCTTGAATGTAAGACGATGAACTAGTATTTGCTGCTTTAATAACTAATGTAGGATTAGAATAGGTTGTGGTGTTGGCTGTACTACCAACAAACAAACTCTGTAATACAGATATGTTAGGACTAAATGTTGTGGTACCAAAAGTTTTATTGTTTAAGTTTTGTGCTGAATTTGCACCAACTAGTTGAAACCCACCAACAGTGGATCCATCATGTACCCTTACCACACTCAGAGTAGTATCTACAGTAATTTCAGCCAAGGCACCAGTAAAGGCATTGTTTTCTGCTGTTGTTCCACGTCTAAACTGTATTTGGGTTGCCATTTTTATTATTATCCTATATTACTGTCAATTACGCTTGTGCTTCTGTCCAACTCATACGAGCAAAAACGTTGGCATTCGATGTTCCTAAGTTTTGTACAACAGTGTGAACTTGGTCAGGACCATCTGGGTATATATTCAAGTTGGCCACTGTGGATCCTCCACTTAAAATACTAGTACCCATGTCTCGAACTAATATCAAGTCTTGCTGTGATGCACCGAATGTTGAAGCACCAGCTGATGAATTTAAGAAGAAGCCGAAAATTGTTTCGCCGCCATTAATACCAACGTTAGTTCCATGATTAATATATTGCGCTAAACTCGAACCGCCTACACTGAGCCATGTAGCATTAGTACCGCTGGCTGTGTTGCCAACCACTCCGTTAAGTACCAACTGTACCAAGAAGCTACCATTTGAGTACAAGTCCATCTGACGCAAAACCATCTGCATACGATTAATAAGTTCCCTGCTACCTAGTGTAGCTGATGTAACACCATTACTCACCGATGGTGCAATACGGAAACTTTGTAGCACATTTCTTACACCAGGAGCAATAACTGTTGAAGACGTTTGACCCTGTGTAAACACGAAAGATTTATCATCATCAAAGCGTCCGTCCATAATAACTGATGTACCCCAATGACTGATGGTGGCTGCAAATTGTGGTGCTTGTAATTCTACAGCAGTAGGAGCAGTTGCACTATAACTAAATGTTTGTGCTGTTGTATTACCCATCGGGGCAAATGTTAATGTTACTGTTCCGCTAGCTGTGGCAGCTTGGTTCATTGTAATACTAGTATTAGTTACAAACGCATTCACTTGAGTTCCTGGTTGTATTCCTGTTCCAATAATATATTGTCCAATTTGCACACCACTAGTCACTGACCCAGTAGCAGTTATACTATTTGCCGTAGTAGTAAATGTCAAGTTGCCGCCAGGTTGTGCTCTAGTTAGATTAACAAGTTGAGGATTAAACGTTAGTGTTTGTAATCCAGTAATTGTAACAGGTTGACTTAACGTCACTGATGTTCCTGCAACTACACTCTGTACCGTAGATCCGGTTGGTATGCCGTTGCCCATAACAAACATACCTGCAACAATACCTGTTGTATTTGTGCCAGTAACTACAGTATTACCCGACGTTAATGTAAACGGTAACAGCGCATCTTGAGATTTTGCTGTATAGTTCACATACTCAACTTGATTGGCATTTCGAATTACTAAAGTTCCAATTGGAGGCCAATTCATTGTATCTGATAGGTATGCAACGGTATTTGCAGAACCCATGTCTTTAGTAAGTATTGCAGACTTACTAAATGTATTTGTTTCATAACGACCAGGTAAGTTGCCTGAACGCATATACGCTTCGTAGTTTACATTATTGTTGACAAGTTTATGGCAGTAAATAACGTTACCGTCAGGACCTCTGAAACCCCAACGAATAAAACCAGCACCATACCAACTATAATCTAAATAAAACATTTCCATCTTAGTAAGATCTACTGAAAATCCACTGGGGCCAGTTCCGTCACAACGATCAATATTCCATAAATTACTTGGAATTTTGTAGTCAATGGTCTTACTCATTACACCCTGAGTAACTGCCACAGATCCTCTGTATGCAGGAGTAACAGTGAGAGATGTATCGCTAGCAATATTAAGAACACGATAACTCATACCTCTAATTACAACGAAGTCATTAGGTTGTAACTGTTTACTAAAAGCTGTGGTGACGCCGTTTATGCTTATCCCAGTTATAGTGCTACTACCTGGAGTAGCTGCGATAAATCCACTGAGTTGATAGGTTGAACTACGTCTTACTGCAAATAAACTTTGTCCGTCAAATTCAAAGAAAATACCGTTTTGGCTATCAAACATACCAACACGGGTACTAGCGCCGTACCATCCAGTAACAGCTAAAACATAGTTTCCACTAGCTTGGGCCGCCGTTGGGGTTGATAGTGTTGTATACGTAAATCTATAAGCATCTAGTACAGCAGTAACACTGAATGTACCATTGTAAGCTGTTTCGTTACATCCACTAATTTGTATTGTAGCGCCCATGTTTATATTATGCTGAATTTTTGTAACTACGGTCACTGTGGTACCTGAACTGGTTATCGAGTCCACATTAAAGTTAGGTTTTAAAATACTACCAGTACTCATTTGTATACCTTTACCAGACTGATAGCGGAAATATCTACGTGTTTGTCGAACCATTTGATGATTGTGGCTGGCAGCAAATGTACTAAATTGTACGCCGCCGTCAAATGCCCTGTGTATTGTTTGTCCTTGCGGTCTAACATATACGTTAGCTCCTGTAGGAGCTGTTATAGATCCAGTGGGAGCACTAGTAGTATAAACAGAGAAAGCTGTAGAGTTAGAAATAGTTGATACAATCCATGATCCGTTAGGGGAGAATGTTGTGGCTGAAGTTCCTACCACTGCAACTTCATTACCTATGCTTAGACCGTGCGGTACTGAAGTAGTAATTTGAACATTGGAAGCATTGGTTCCATTTGCAACTACTGTAGAAATACCAATATTAGCATTACTAAAAATATTACCTTGATATACGGCAGTTTGTGCAGCATTGTAAATAGTGCCTGTTGCACCAGTGTAAGCTACACGGGCTGTGTAAGAAAAACTTGTACTGGCAATATTAGAATCAACAATATATAATCCATCTGCACCTGACCAATTTGTATCTTGTATATATACTGGAACACCGCCAGCGGGTGGTGTTGTTGTTGCAACCACAACATTTCTGGACCCGTTGGTTGCAGAAACGTTTGTGATAGTAATAGGATTATTTAGATTATAATAAGCAAAAGGAATATTGTTTAAAAGGGAAAGACTTTCCCATTTTGTTGACTGTGTGCCATATTCAAAGTCAGTGTCAATCAAAGCCTGCGGTGTTGAGACTCTGAACTTGTTAACTGGATCAGTGTATTCTTCATTGGGCTTCATTGATTCTGCATATTCATCTATTAGAATCTGCAACTTATCAGTGGCCGATAAATTTGTAGTATTGTATGCTAGAACAATAGTTGTGTTTGCATTACCCAATCCATCGTTTGTTATAGTGTACGATGTAGCCGACAAGGTTGAATCACTGAAGTTAAAAATAACTTGATTAGTTGTTACATCAGTAATTAAAACTAGTCGTTCACGTGGGATGGCTCGCGGGATTACAATAGTTCTTGTTGAGGGTGTAAAGACATAATATGTGTCTAATATTGCTTTTCTTGCCATTTAATGAATTCTCCGGGAATATTTCATAATATTTATCGTTTCAGTTAGAAGCCCAGCAGTATATCTACTGCTTTGAAAGGGTATTGTTTGGTAGTGGCTGCAGGTGCGCCAACCACAGTTCGCATCATAATTTGTGAATTGATTGGCGGCGTATTGGCGAATTTGATGTTTCCGCTGGTTGAATCTATAGTATAACCTTTGTAACTTCCCAATACATAACTGCCCCAAAGTGCGCCATATGAGTTGTAAAGATTGAAATCAAATGCTGGTTGTGTCAAACCATTTACAGTAACCAATAAATTGAATGGACTATTAATTGTTACATTTGCTTGATTGTATGTTAGCTTAAATGAATTTGATCGACCATCTGTGTAATTGGAAATATCATCCAATTCATATATGGTATCTACCGGGAATATAGCACTAGCCAACGGAGTACCATTGGCAAACAAGAAATTATCAGTGTAAATTGCACCAGTAGTTACGTTACCAGTTGTAGTAATATTGGTATTTGACTGTATTGTAGAGCCTGTGATTGAGTTTGCTACTATGCTAGAACCAGGAACTACTCCGTCTACTGCCAATTTACTTAAATTTACTGATTCCGTTACCGCACCAGTAATGCTACCCAAATCTTGGCTGTATGTTACTGACCCTGTTTCTAATCCAAAATCTGATGGGGTAGCAAACGTTCCGCCAGTCATTCCCATTGTTATGGTGCTGTTTGATTGTGTTGTAGTAAACACCAAACCTGGTAAATTAGCTAAAGTTAATACTGGATTAAATGATGGCAGTAATGAAGATTGGCTTGGTACCGCAACGGAAGTAAAACTCGACCCGCCGCCACCAGCGAAGGGCGATCCGTTGGCATAATAATATCCATCCGTTAATATTCCGCCAGTTTTTATGTTACCTGTTACACCTAAGGTTGTACCAATTGTCGCTGAGTTATTGACTGTTAATGCATTAACAGTAGCGTTACCAGTAGCACTTAGCGTACTGACTATTGCTGTATTACCCCCAGCTGATCCTAGTGTTCCGTTATGTGGTCCATTAAATGATACTGCGGCCACAAATGAATTAGCTGATATTATATTTGCGCCAGTTATGTTACCGCTGGGACCAGATGTTGATATATTACCAGCTGTGATATTGCCCACTACACCTAAGGTAGAACCAATAGTAGCTGAGTTGTTAACAGTTAAAGAATTAACTGTGCTATTTCCGCTAACGCTTTCACTAGTGAAAATAGCAGTACTCGGTGTTAAGTTACCGATTGGTGTGTTCTGAATACCGCCCAACGAACTTAATGTAGTAATTGCAGTAATTGATCCGTTACTAGTTAATGCAGATCCGGTGACATTACCTGTTGCTGATATTGTAGTAAATTGACCTGTACTTGCAGTAACATTACCAATTGGTGTTGCTTGTAAACCACCTAATGCAGACAATGAGGTAACTGCGGTAATCGATCCGTTACTTGTTACTGCGGCGGCTGTGATGTTTCCGCTTGATACAACTGATGTGAATAAAGCAGTGCTTGGTGTTACGTTACCAATTGGGGTTGCTTGTAACCCACCTAATGCATTTAGTGTAGTAATTGCGGTTATGCTTGTGTTACTTGTTAGTCCAGCCCCAGTCACATTACCAGTAGCACTTAATGTAGTAAATTGACCAGTACTTGCAGTAGCATTGCCAATTGGCGTCGCTTGTACTCCGCCTAAAGATGTAAATGCACCTTGATAAGTTAACGCACCTGTACCAGATCTACCAAGACTTAATGCATTGCTATTACCAAATACAATATACCCTTGTGTACCATCTTGTTGTCCTGTTACACGAAATGTGTTGGCTATGTTGATATCGCCAATCCAAGTATCATCACCAACTTTAAAATTAGTTCCGTTACCATTATTTGTGGCTGCAATAATATCTGCCACAATATTTCCGACAACACCCAATGTTGATCCAATGACCGCAGAACTATTAACTGTCAATGCAGTCATTGACACATTGCTACCACTTACTGTAAATCCAGAAGCGCCAGCAAATGTGCTACCTAAATTATATTGTACTTGCCCCGATGTACCACCAGGTGTGCCTGATCCGCCACCAGATAATAAGTTTGTACCCACACCAGCATTTGCACCAGTGATATCAAGATAAGCACCACGGTTGGTACCACCGCTTTCAAAAAATCTAATTTTATTTTGAAATACATCAATTATAATATTACCAGCTACGGACGTGTTGGTTTGTGCTGGTGCAAAATTAATCTGTCCGCCTTCGTCGCCAGCAGATTGACTTACGTATATCTCAAATGCACGTAACATACCACCAACACTTAGCGTTGTGCCAATAGTAGCTGAGTTGTTAACTGTTAATGCTGATGTTGTGATGTTACCACTCGATCCAACACTAGTGAACAATGCCGTGCTTGGTGAGACATTACCAATTGGGGTCGCTTGTATACCACCTAAAGCACTCAACGAAGTAATAGCTGTTATACTTCCGTTACTAGTTACTGCGGCTGCTGTTACGTTTCCAGTTGCACTTAGAGTACTAACTATAGCGGTATTGCCGCCTGCTGAGCCCAATGTTCCGTTATGTGGCCCATTAAACGAGTTAGTTGCTGTATAGGTTGCGCCGGTAAACACTGCGCTTGAATTACCAAATGTGGCTGCATTGATAGTTGTACCCGTTAATGTACCCGCAACACCTAATGTAGATCCAATGGTTGCTGAGTTATTAACTGTTAATGCTGACGCTGTAGTATTTCCACTTGCACCAACAGTAGTGAACAGTGCTGTACTCGGTGTAACGTTACCAATTGGTGTGTTCTGAACACCCCCTAATGCTGATAATGTTGTTATTGCAGTGATTGATCCGTTGCTGGCTAATGCCGCGGCGTTTACGTTTCCAGTAGCACTTACTGTAGTAAACTGACCTGAACTTGCTGTCAAATTGCCAATTGGGGTATTTTGCAGCCCTGCACTAGCTGTTAAAATATTGCCAACAAATAAATTACCGACAACGCCTGCGCCACCAGCTACAGTTAATGCGCCCGTCAATGGGGTGGTACTGGTAGTTGTACCGCTTACAATTAAGTTCGTATCAACGGTTGCGTTACCGTAAATTCTTGTGCCGCTAAGGAGTTTTGCCATATTTTATATTTATTCGAACTTTTAAAGTGCCAAATGCGACACAAAACCATTAAGTAATCCCAGTTACCTCATCAAAATATCCACCCACTTGCAAATTACCATTGAAATATTCTCTTTTGGCAAGTCCGTTGCTAACAGGACTTATACTAACTTCGTCAAATTGAGCCGCAAATACATTATTTGGCGTGACACTTATCGTAGTCTTTGTGACTTCGTCTAATTCCCCTCGAGAGTAGAATATCCCGTCAGCAGTAATTCTAGTTGCTATTGTTGCCATAATTATCCAAATATAGTATCTAAACTATTTGTGGCTGCATTGTAGATTTGGTAAACTGCACTCACGCTGTTGGCTGCAACAAAGCCCACACGTTGTCCAACATATATATTACCGCTTACACCCACCCCACCTGTAACAACCATTGCTCCAGTTACATTGCTGGTACTTACAATGGCGCTGTTAGCTATGATTTGACCATTGCCGCTTAAATATGTTAGATATGTTGCACCACCAGGATTACCTGCATTGTTGTATTGAATCTGCCCCGATATACCGCCCACACTAGTAAACGGAGCTCCGTTGGCAAAGTAGAATGCGTTAGCCAAAATATTACCAACCGTAGCATTGCCTGTGACCCCCAATGTAGTCCCAATAGTAGCAGACGCATTTACTGTTAAAGCAGATACTGTTACATTACTGCTGGCATTTAGTGTGGTAAAATTACCAGTACTTGGGGTGACATTACCAATTGGTGTTGCTTGTATACCACCTGCTGCACTTAAAGTTGTTACTGCTGTGATTGATCCATTGCTGGTTAAGGCAGCACCGGTTACATTACCAGTTGCGCTTAGTGTCGTAACGATAGCAGTATTACCACCAGCTGAGCCCAATGTTCCGTTATGTGGCCCATTAAACGAGTTAGTTGCTGTGTATGTAGCACCTGTGAATACTGCACCACTGTTACCAAATGTGGCAGCATTAATTGTTGTGCCAGTTAGCGTACCGCTTAGTGTTAATCCAGTTAGCGTACCGACTGAAGTAATATTTGGTTGTCCAGGGGTTTGTAATACACCCGTGATACTTGGAGCATTTAGTGCGGCAATATAAGCATTGTTCCAATATGCACTGGTAGTGCCCAGGTTGACTGTGGCATTGGCATTTGGTTGTACTGTACCACTGGCAGTGGTTATTCCAGTAATACCCAGTGTTGTACCAATAGTCACCGAATTATTAACTGTAAGTGCAGATGCTGTAATATTTCCACTTGAGCCAACCGAAGTAAACAGTGCTGTACTTGGTGTAACATTACCAATTGGTGTTGATTGTAATCCGCCCAATGCACTTATTGTAGTAACTGCTGTTATGCTTCCGTTACTAGTTAAGGCAGCAGCAGTAATATTACCAGTAGCTGATAATGTTGTAAACTGCCCAGTACTTGCTGTAACATTGCCTATAGGTGTTGCTTGAATACCTGCCGTAGCACTTAATGTTGTACCAACTGTAGCACTGCCATTTACAGTTAACGCATTGATTGTGGCATTTCCACTGGTACTCTGACTTGTGAAAGTTGCTGTACTTGGTGTAATGTTACCAATTACAGTATTCTGTAATCCGCCTGCGGCTTGTAGAGTTGTACCAACTACTGCACTGGTATTAACAGTTAACGCATTGACTGTGGCATTTCCGCTAGTGCTTTGACTTGTGAAAGTTGCTGTGCTCGGAGTAACGTTACCAATTGGTGTTGATTGTATACCGCCTAATGCACTTAATGAAGTAACTGCTGTGATTGAGGTGTTGCTGGTTAAGGCAGCTCCAGTTATGTTTCCGCTCGATCCAACAGATGTAAACAATGCAGTACTAGGTGTTACATTACCAATTGGTGTGTTTTGTAATCCACCGAGAGCACTTACTGTGGTAATCGCTGTAATTGATCCGTTACTAGTTAAAGCAGCTCCAGTTACGTTACCTGTTGCACTGACAGTAGTAAATTGACCTGTACTTGCAGTAACATTACCAATTGGTGTTGCTTGTAAACCACCTAATGCAGACAATGAGGTAACTGCGGTAATTGATCCGTTGCTGGTCACCGCGGCAGCAGTTACGTTACTTGTTGCACTTAGTGTTGTAACTATAGCTGTGTTACCACCTGCAGATCCCAATGTTCCGTTATGTGGTCCATTGAATGAATTAGTCGCTGTGTATGTTGCGCCTGTAAACACCGCACTAGCATTACCAATTGTGGCTGCATTAATTGTTGTTCCAGTTAATGTACCAACAACTCCTAATGTGCCGCCAACTGTAGCAGAGTTATTAATTGTTAATGCGTTTACTGTAGTATTTGCTTGTACATTCAATGTACTTGCAATAGTAGCAAGGCCAGTTAGTGTTAGATTTCCTGTTTTAATTGTACCATAAGTACCAGTAATGACGTTACCAGTTTCACTAATAACATTAGAATAGAATTCAAAATTGCCTGTGTCATTGGTCCTACCAAAGAATGATTGTCTGTCAGCTGAACCGTCCCAGTAATGAGTTTTGATGCCAGAGTCATACGGAGCACTACCACTTAACGGTGCACCATTTGCTCCTGTATTCAATTCGACGATTGGGTCAACTATTGTGGTGATTGTACTATTAATATAAGTTACATTACCCAATACATCTAAATTACCAACTACAGCATTACCACTAATTGATAATGAATTAGCAGAAAGAGTAGTGAATGCACCAGTGCTGGCTGTTGAATTTCCTATAGGAGTGTTTTGCAAACCGCCATAAATTATACCAGCGCCAGTTACTCCTAATGTAGAACCAATTGTTGTAGAATTATTAACAGTTAATGCTGATACTGTAGCATTACCACTGGATACAATTGAAGTAAACAATGCAGTACTTGGAGTAACATTACCAATAGGTGTTGCTTGTAATCCGCCTAATGCACTTAGCGTAGTGATCGCTGTTATACTTCCATTGCTTGTTACTGCGGCTCCTGTTACATTTCCTGTAGCACTTACTGTAGTGAATTGACCTGAACTAGCTGTTACATTACCAATTGGAGTTGCTTGTATGCCCCCAAGAGCACTTAGTGTAGTAATTGCAGTAATTGAGGTGTTGCTGGTTAAAGCAGCTCCGGTTATGTTTCCGCTCGATCCAACAGATGTAAATAATGCAGTACTTGGAGTAACATTACCAATTGGTGTTGCTTGTATACCGCCCAACGCACTTAATGAAGTAATTGCAGTAATTGATCCGTTGCTGGTTACTGCGGCAGCAGTTACATTGCCTGTTGCACTTAGTGTTGTAACTATAGCTGTGTTGCCACCTGCAGATCCCAATGTTCCGTTTAATGGGCCATTAAAAGATACTGCGGCAGTAAATGAATTAGCTGATATTAAATTAGCACCAGTTATGTTACCGCCGGTACCAGTACCAACAGTAACGTTACTACCAACACCTAATGTTGTACCAACTGTAGCAGTGGTATTAACTGTTAATTGTGATACTGTTAAATTACCAGTAGTACTTAATGTGGTAAAATTACCTGTACTTGGAGTAACGTTACCAACTGGTGTTGATTGCAACCCACCTAAAGCACTTACTGTTGTTATTGCGGTAATTGATCCATTACTTGTTAATCCAGCACCAGTTACATTACCTGTAGCACTTATTGTAGTGAATTGACCTGAACTAGCGGTTACGTTACCAATTGGAGTTGCTTGTATACCACCTAATGCACTTAAAGTAGTGATTGTGGTTATACTCCCATTGCTAGTTACTGCGGCTGCTGTTACATTGCCTGTGGCACTTAATGTTGTAACTATAGCCGTGTTACCACCGGCACTGCCCAATGTTCCGTTATGTGGTCCATTAAATGAATTAGTTGCTGTATAAGTTGCACCAGTGAACACGGCACTGGCATTACCAAATGTAGCAGCATTAATAGTTGTACCGGTTAAAGTTCCCACAACACCCAAAGTAGACCCAACCGTTGCCGAATTGTTGACTGTCAATGCAGATACAGTAGTATTTCCACTTGACCCGACACTAGTGAACAATGCTGTACTTGGTGCAACATTACCAATTGGAGTTGCTTGTATGCCACCTAATGCACTCAATGTAGTAACAGCCGTAATCGATCCGTTACTGGTTACTGCTGCCGCAGTTAAGTTTCCAGTTGCCGATAATGTAGTAAACTGACCAGTTGATGCAGTTGCATTACCAATTGGGGTATTTTGAATGCCTCCAGATACAGACAATGCATTGCCAACGTTTAAATTGCCACTTACACCCACACCACCCGATACTATTAATGCGCCTGATGTTGTATTTGCACTTATAGTAGTGTTTGATAATGTTAAACTACCGAACTGCACATTACCAAATGTACCAGTCACGTTACTACTGGTCTCAGTGGCATTTTGTAAAAATTGTAGTGTATTTGTAGTGTTTTCTATTCCAAGGAATGCTAACGTATCGGCACCTTTGTAGTAATGCATACGTAAGCCGATATCTTTTCCATCGTCAACAGTCCACGGAGCTAGATTACTGTAAGTATGTAAATCTAAGATACTGTCAAATATAGTTACTTGCCCACCATCAATACCTAAATTACTATTAAAAATTACATTACCAGTAACATTCAATGTTGTGCCAATAGTTGCACTATTGTTAACAGTCAATGCATTAACTGTGGCATTGCTAGTAGCACTTAAAGTGCTGACTATAGCAGTATTTCCGCCCGCTGATCCCAATGTTCCGTTTAACGGGCCATTGAATGAGTTGGTTGCTGTGTAGGTTGCGCCCGAGAAGTTTGCCCCGCTGTTACCAATTGTGGCTGCATTGATGGTTGTACCAAATAGCGTACCACTTAATGTTAGCCCAGTCAGTGTACCAACTGAAGTAATATTGGTTTGTGCGTTTGTTTGCAATACACCAGTTATACTAGGTGCATTTAATGTTTTGATATATCCGTTGTTCCAATATGCACCGGTTGTACCAAAGTCAACACTAGCATTAGCATTTGGTTGTACTGTACCACTAGCAGTAATTGCGGCTGCGGTAGTTGTTCCCGTAACGCCTAGTGTGCCGCCCACTGTGGCAGAATTATTAACAGTTAGTGCTGATGCTGTTATATTTCCACTCGATCCAACGCTAGTGAATAGTGCTGTACTCGGTGTTGCGTTACCAATTGGTGTATTTTGTAATCCGCCTGAATATCGGCCCAGTCCCCCAACATATATATTTCCAGTTACACCTGCACCACCACTTACACGTAGCGCACCAGTTGAGCTTGATGTGGATATTGTGGTGTTGGCGAGTAGCAATTCACCTGATTTAATTGTTCCGTATGTAGCATTACCACCAATATTACTATTTGCTGTTTCTGCCGCAAACGCACCATACCACTCTAAGAAACCAGTGTCGTTGGCCAACACTAAAGCGGCGTCTTGGTTTTCTGTAAAATAATAATGGAATCTAATACCGATGTCTTTACCATCATTGAAAGTTAAGTTTCCTAGATTAGGTAAAGTATGGAGTTCGATAATACTGTCAGTAAAGCTAACATTATTAGATCCTGATGTAATGGTATTACCAATAATAATTAAGTTGCCGTTAACCGTTAAGTTGGCGCCCATTATACTGTCAAGAGTAGTGCTGATGCTTGTGAAATATCCCTCGGCTGGTGTTACATTACCAATAACTGTATTTTGTATACCTGCTTTTGATTGTAGTGTAGAAGTTATAACTGCGCTGGTGTTAACTGTTAATGCATTTACTGTGCTATTACCGCTGACACTCTCTGTAGTAAAAATAGCTGTGCTTGGGGTGACATTACCAATTGGTGTATTTTGTATACCTGCTTTTGCTTGTAATGTAGTGTTAAACACTCCACTGGTATTAACAGTTAGTCCGTTAATTGTAGCATTGCCAGTTAATGTAGCATTACTAGAAATTAGTACGTTACCAGTACCGTTAGGTGTTAATAAAATATTGCCGTTGGCGTTTGTACTAATAATAGAATTATTAGCAATATTGATATTACCAGCAGTTACATTGGATGTAGACGAGACTCCGGTGGTGCCTATGTATCTATAACCAACAACGTAAATTACATTGGAACTACTCAATGCACTAGGTATTGTTTGTCCAATAAAGTTTAGTACACCCGCAACTGGATCAAAATACCATTCACCTGTACCACCCGAACCAGCAGCAGATAATTGAGTGCCTGTGGCTTCAACGTTGGCTTGTCCTGTGGGAGCCGCATAAACTTTTACCAAATATGTGGCACCAAATTCTGGAGGAACCCAATTAGTTAAATTTGTTTTCCAAGTTGGATATACTGTGCTAATAGGAGTTGTTGTGGTATCAGCTGTACATTGTACAGCACCGCCGCCGGTGTACCCTTGTACAACAGTAGATACGTTGGCTGCAACGTTTGGAATAAGTGTTGACTGAGTCCAAATTGTATCGCCACGTAAAAACGCTGGACTAGCAATCGATTCGTTACTTGGCGCTTTATTTGTAGAGTTGTCAGTCTTGGCAACACCAAATAACTTTTTATATAAGAGGTCAACTTTTTGTGCGTCAGATACTGCCATGTTAGTTACTCGCTGTCTGTAATGATAATGCTGTTACGGTTTGTCCTGCGGTAAGTTTTATTCTAACGTATATTTCGTTAGTTGCTGTACTCGATGAACTTACTGTACCGAATGTTACTGTAACGTTTTTGTTTACTTGTGCTGAATTCAATGGTGCTGTGCCTCCCAATGAGCCACCATTACTACCATTGCCTCCTGCGCCAGTGTTTGCACCAGGTATACCTGAGCCCCCATATGCTACACTTAAATCCAACCATCCATTCAACGTTGAAGTAGAATCAATGGTACTACCTGGCAGTGCTACCCAAAGGCCTGCTATGGTTCCTGTAAATCTAATATCAAATTTTGATACAGATGTGCGAATAAACTTAAATGTAAAGTACTGTGATGCACCTTGTCCGCTTAGGTTAGGACCAACTGGATAATATCCTGTTGAATAGTTTGTTGTGTCGTTTTTAAGCACTGCGGCGACAATAGTAGCATCATAAGTTTGTAGTGTACTGTTCTGACTGTCAAATGCTGCTTCTGTACCAGTGTATGTAGGAGTGTCTGCACTGCCTGGATTAATAATTCTAAATGCTAAACCTGATCCAGTACCCACTGTACTACCAAATGTAATGCTGGTTTCCTCCATTGAGCTGGCTGTTCCAGTTTTGTACAACACTGTTTTTCCTAATGCTGTAGTAAACGATTGTGAGGCTGTTGAATAACTGTTATCTGCTGTTAAACTTGGACCAGTACTGCTTGATCCAAATCCACTGGCTACTGCGGCATTGGTGCTTAGATAAGCACTGCCTGAACTTACATATAAATTTTGTGCTAGCGGATAAGTTATACCAACTGCTTGGGCATACGTAACACTACTTGGTGCGGCAATTGCACCACCTGCTGTGCCTGTGACAAATGTGTTACTTGATGGGAATGTATCTCCACTTAATTTGGCAACGTTAGCAGTTAAAGTGAATATTGAACTACTGTTCAAGTGAGGTATAGTACTACTATAGGTAGAGCTATTTGAAGCCAATGCTATATTAACATTACTCCAAGTTGGTGTGCCCGGACTAGTTGAATCATAGTACCAATAAGGAATATTTGTGTTGGCTGTTGTACTGTGTTTGATATTTACTTCATTCCATCCTGGTTGTACTACACCAGACATATACGTTGAGAATGAATACCAAAAACCGGCAGATACACTGCTGACCACATTGTGATAATCTTGATTGTTTAGGACTACTAAGTTACTGTATGTACCATTGCTACTACCAGTTAGCGCAACGTTACCTACTGCTACACCGTTTCTGTAGCCAGTAAGAACGCCACTGTCGCCTGGTCCAACGTTGGCTATTGTGCTTGTTGTGTATCCGCTTCCACGAATTACACTCAAACTAGTACCTGCTGCAACTGTTTTGCCGCCGCTGTTAGTATTATCCGTTTGACTTGTATTAGCCATTCTATACGGACCAACTGTGGCTGTGGTAACAGTCAGTGTAAAAGTGCTTGGGAAGTTATTTGGTGCTGTTGGAACTAATTTACCTAATACTACATTTAACTGTGCAATACTATTTGTAATACTACTATCCGCTGTTAATGTAACCGCATTACTTGTTAAGTTACCTTGTGTAGGTGTACCCATTGCTATTCCAGTTGCGCCGCCTACGCTAGATTTAATTGATACAACACCAGTACCAGCTGGGGCCAATGTCACATTAGTATTTGTTGGGCTAGTGATATTTGCTGATAATGTTACATTACCAGTTACACTTAATGTAGATCCAATTGTAGTAGAGTTATTTACTGCCAATCCATCAGCATTAATGTTACCGCTGACGCCAACTCCTCCAGTAACTACCATTGTACCAGTTACTGTATTAGTTGAACTTATACCTGCATTGGCAATAATCTGCCCATTACCGCTAACATAAGTCAAGTATGTTGCGCCTGCAGGGTTACCGGCGTTATTGTATTGTATTTGTCCCGTTGTTCCGCCTACGCTAGTAAACGGAGCACCATTTGCAAAATAAAATGCATTAGCAAGAATGTTGCCAACTGTGGCATTACCAGTGACACCTAATGTTGTGCCAACCGTAACTGAATTATTAATAGTTAATGCACTTGCTGTGATATTTCCGGTTGCACTAACAGTAGTAAATTGACCTGAGCTAGCTGTTACATTACCAATTGGTGTTGCTTGTATACCGCCTAACGCACTCAATGTAGTGGCTGCTGTGATACTTCCATTACTAGTTAATGCAGCACCAGTAACATTACCAGTTGCTGACAATGTTGTAAACTGCCCTGTACTAGCAGTAGCATTACCAATTGGTGTTGCTTGTATACCACCCAATGCAGTGATATATTGCGGACCAGTTAACGAACCGTCGTTATTAAATGTCCATTGGTATGAACCGCCCGCTGGTTTAATAGCAATTTGATACGCACCTGTAATAGCCAAAGCCAAAGGATTAACTTGTACAATACTTGAATTAGCAAAAGAAATAGTATTGCTGGTTAAATTTAAATTGCTGGCAGTAATGTTTCCAGTTACGCCTAAAGTTGAACCAATGGTTGCAGAGCTATTTGTAGTTAATGCCGCAGTTGTTATATTTCCTGTTGTTGAAACTGTGGTAAACTGACCTGAGCTAGCTGTTACATTACCAATTGGGGTTGCTTGCAAGCCGCCCAATGCTTGTAATGTTGTACCAACTACTGCACTACTGTTCACCGTTAATGCATTTACTGTGGCATTGCCTGTGGCACTTAGTGTTGTAACAATAGCTGTATTTCCACCTGCAGATCCCAATGTTCCGTTCAGTGGGCCATTAAATGAATTGGTTGCTGTGTATGTTGCGCCAGTAAACACAGCACTAGTATTACCAAATGTCGCAGCATTAATAGTTGTACCAGTTAATGTTCCTACAACTCCTAAAGATGATCCTATAGTAGCTGAATTGTTAACTGTTAATGCACTGGTTGTGACATTACCGCTAGAACCCACTGAAGTAAACAATGCAGTGCTTGGGGCAACATTACCAATTGGTGTTGCTTGTAGGCCTCCGAGCGCACTCAACGTAGTATTAAATGTTCCGCTGTTATTAACAGTCAAAGCATTTACTGTGGTGTTTGCTTGCACATTCAATGTACTTGCAATAGTAGCATTACCAGTTAATAGTAAATTACCAGTTTTAATAGTTCCGTATGTACCAGTGACGATATTACCTGACTCACTGATTACATTTGAATAATATTCTAAGAATCCAGAATCATTTGCTCTACCAAAGAATGACTGTCTGTCAGCTGATCCATCCCAATAATGTGTTTTTATACCTGAATCATAAGGAGCACTGCCACTTAATGGCGCACCGTTTGCACTGGTGTTTAGTTCAATGATTGGATCAAGTATTGTGGTAATAGTACTATTAATATAAGTTACATTACCCAATACATCTAAATTACCAACTATAGCATTTCCACTAATTGATACAGAACTTGCTGTTAGTGTAGTAAAATTACCAGTATTAGGTGTAACATTACCAATTGCTGTATTTTGAATACCTGCATTAGCACTTATTGTAGTGGCAGCGGTAATGCTACTGTTACTAGTTACTGCTGCCGCAGTTACATTACCTGTCGCACTCAGTGTAGTAACAATAGCAGTATTGCCGCCTGCTGAGCCCAATGTCCCATTTACAGGTCCATTAAATGATACTGCGGCAGTAAATGAATTAGCTGATATTAAATTAGCACCAGTTATATTACCACCAGTACCCACACCAACGGTAATGTTACTGCCAACACCCAATGTTGTACCAACAGTAGCAGTGGTATTAACTGTTAACTGCGACACCGTTAAATTACCAGTAGTACCTAATGTAGTAAAATTACCAGTACTAGGTGTTACATTACCAATTGCTGTATTTTGAATACCTGCATTGGCACTTAATGTTGTGCCAATAGTTGCACTGTTGTTTACATTTAGTCCTGATAGGGTTGCATTGCCTGACCCATTAATTGTTGTAAATTGAGCAGTTGTGCCGCTGACTGCGCCATTACTTGTTAAACTGTTAACTGTTGTGGCGCCAGATACTGTTAAAGTTGACCCAACAGTAGCAACACCGTTTACTGTCAATGCACTGCCAGTTAATCCTGAACTAGCATTTAGTGTAGTAAAGTTACCTGTACTAGGTGTTAAATTGCCAATTGGTGTGTTCTGAATACCTGCGATAGCCTGTAACGTTGTGTTAATTACTGCACTACCATTTGTTGCCAGTGCATTAACTGTAGCATTACCGCCCACACTTAATGCTCCACTGACAATAGCACTGGTAAATGTTGCTGTACTTGGGGTAACATTACCAATTGGAGTTGCTTGTAGACCTGCAGGAGCACTGATAGTCGTTCCTGCTGTTATACTTGCATTACTAGTTAGTCCAGCGGCTGTGACATTGCCTGTTGTGGTTATTGCTGTTCCGGTTAATGTACCAACTACACCTAATGTGCCGCCTACTGTAGCCGAGTTGTTAACTGTTAGAGCATTTACAGTAGCATTGCCGCTGGTGCTTTGACTTGTGAATATTGCTGTACTTGGAGTAACGTTACCTATAGGTGTTGCTTGTAATCCACCTAATGCACTTAGCGAAGTAATTGCTGTAATTGATCCATTGCTGGTCAATGCAGCACCAGTTACGTTACCAGTTGCGGACACAGTAGTAAATTGACCTGTTGACGCAGTAACATTGCCAATGGGCGTTGCTTGTATGCCTCCAAGAGCACTTAGCGTGGTAATCGCAGTTATACTTCCATTACTTGTTAAAGCAGCGCCAGTTACGTTACCTGTCGCACTTAACGTGGTAAATTGACCTGAACTAGCAGTTACGTTACCTATAGGAGTATTCTGTATACCACCAGCAGCACTTAGTGTTGTTCCTGCTGTGATTGAATTATTGGCAGTAATTCCTGACGCAACTAAATTTCCTGTTAAACTTAAAACTTGAGTTTGTTTGTTAAAAGTTAATCCGGTATTGCCTGCAATCGTACCAACGTCATTAAACATGACTTGTGTATTGGCCCCGGCTGCTGAAAGATTACCCGAAACATTACCAATTATATTACCAATAAAATAAGGAGCAGTTACGTTACCAGTCACACCCAGTGTTGATCCAATGGTAGCTGAGTTGTTGATTGTCAGCGCATTTGCAGTTAGATTACTGTTTACAATTAATTGACCAGTGCCTGTTGGTGTTATAAAAATATTTGCATTGGCAAAATTATTAGTGATAGTAACGTTACTGAACGTAATATTTCCTGTGGCATTGGCAACGCCTTTTGGCCCAATGTACCTATAGCCTTCAATGAATACCACATTACCCGTGACTGCTGTTGGTACGCTAGTATCTGCAAAGTTTAAAATACCAGCTTGTGGATCAAAGAACCAACTGTCATTGTTGCCGCTGCCGTCTGGAAATAGTCTTGTTCCAGACGCTGCCGCATTGGCTGTAGCGGCGGGTGCTGCCCAAACTCGGGGTTGATATGTTGCGCCAAATTCACTACCAATCCAGTCGGATAAATTAGTTAACCAAGTTCTGTTAGTACTGGATGTGCCATCGTTGACTGTTTTAATTGCCGCAGTTCCTGTATACACTGCAACAATGCTAGTATTTGAACTGGGTGCGGATGCTGGTACGTTGCCAGAGTTGACCCACAATGTATCACCACGAATCAGTAACGGGCTCGCATTGGCTTCGTTACTGGGACTCTTGACAGATGAAGTGTCAGTTTTAGCTACACCGTAACCTAGTTTCTTGTATAAGTAATCTACTTTTTGTGTATCTGATATGGCCATATTAATGAGTCGCTGTTACTATACTTAGTGCGGTAACAGTTTGACCTGATACCAGTCTTAATCTTACAAAAATTTCGTTGCTTACTGTACTACTTGAACTTACTGTACCAAATGTACAAGTTTTACTTTGTGTAGATGATGAGTTTGTGGTAAACACACCACCCAATGCACAGCCGTTACTTCCATTGCCGCCTGCTCCAGTATTTGCACCAGGTACGCCTGATCCAGCATATGCAACACTCATGTCTATCCAACCATTTAATGTACTTGTACTATCTATGGTACTACCCGGCAGTGCTACAAAACATCCTGCTACGTTACCAGTTATACTGATATCAAATTTACTAACAACTGTTCTTGTAAATCTGAATGTGAAATATTGATCTCCTGTTCTGCCTGAACTTAAATTAGGACCAACTGGCAAGTAACCAGTTGAATAATTAACTTGGTCGTGTTTTAATATGGCAGCAACTACTGTTGTATCATATGTTTGCAGTGTGGATGTTTGACTGTTAAATGCTGTGTTGGCTGATATCACGGGAGTATCTGTACTACCTGGATTTATAACTCGTAATGCATTACCACTACCAGTACCCACACTGGTTACAGTTATACTTGTTTCTTCAATCTGTGTACTTGTACCAGTTTTATATAAAATAGTAACACCAGGACTAAATGTTGCCGCACCTGTAAAGTAACTGTTATCTGCTGTTAAACTTGGACCAGTACTGCTTGATCCAAATCCACTGATAACTGCGGCTGTTGTGGACAAATAAGCACTGCCTGAACTTACATATAAATTTTGTGCCAATGGCCAAGTTACGTTTGCACCTGCATAAGTTACACTAGTTGGTGCAGCCAATGCGCCGCCTGCTGAGCCAGTTACAAACGCATAAGCATTAGAGCTAGCACCGCTTGGGAACATATCTCCACTTAGTTTTGCCACATTGCCAGTTAGTGTAAATGCAGAACCACTGTTCAAGTGCGGAATAGTACTTGAATAAGTAGAACTATTTGTGGTCATTGAAATATTGGTATTACTCCAAGTTGGTGTGCCCGGAGCAGATGAATCATAATACCAATAAGGAATATTTGTGTTGGCTGTTGTACTGTGCGCTATATAAACTTCGTTCCACCCTGCTATGACGTTGCCACTTAAACTTGAACTAAAACTATACCAAAAGCCAGGTGTAACGTTTGAAACGTTCGCATAGTCACCACTACGAGTAATTACTAAATTGCCATATGTTCCGCTTACGTTTCCAGCAATTAATGTAACATTACCTACACCAACTCCGTTTCTGTATGCTGTGACTATGCCACTGTCACCCGGGCCAACGTTGGCTATAGTAGATGTGGTATAAGTGTTAACACGTCTGACGTTAGCAACACTGGTTCCACCTGCGACTGATTTGCCGCCAGTAGCGGTGTTATCAGTTTGTGTAAAGTTAGCCATACGATATGTACTCAATGTACTGATCGTTAACGATTGTCCGCCTGGGAAGTTGTTTGGTGCAGTAGGTACAAGTTTACCTAATACATAATTTAATTGTGCTATACTGTTAGTAATAGAAGTTCCTGATGTTAAAGTAACTGCATTGCTGACTAATTGTCCTGCGGTATTAGTTCCAAGTGTTATTGCATTGCCTACAAAGTTAGTGGCAGATAAGTTGCCTGCAATTAAGTTACCCGTAACACCCAGCGTACCGCCAATCGTTGCTGAATTATTAACCGTTAATCCATTAACGGTACTATTGCCACTAACGCTTTCGCTAGTAAAGATAGCAGTACTAGGTGCAACATTACCAATTGGTGTGGCTTGTAAACCGCCTAGTGCGCTTAAGGTAGTGCCAAATGTTCCACTGTTATTAACTGTTATTGCATTGGCTGTTATATTTGATTGAACAGTTAGTGTACTTGCAATAGTGGCTGTGCCGGTTAAAGTTAAGTTTCCAGTTTTTATTGTTCCGTACGTGCCAGTAACAATGTTACCAGTTTCACTAATAACATTTGAATAATATTCAAAGTTACCTGTGTCATTTGTTCTTCCGAAGAATGACTGCCTATCTGCGGTGCCATCCCAATAATGTGTTTTTATACCGGAGTCATAAGGAGCACTGCCGCTTAATGGAGCTCCGTTTGCGCCAGTGTTCAGTTCAATAATAGGATCCACTATTGTGGTAATTGTGCTATTAATGTAAGTTACATTACCCAGTACATCTAAATTACCAAGTACTGCATTTCCACTGATCGACAACGAGCTTGCACTTAATGTTGTAAATGCACCAGAACTTGCTGTACCGTTTCCAACAGGTGTATTTTGTATGCCTGCCGCGGCCCTTAATGTTGAGCCGACTGTGACAGAATTGTTAATAGTTAACGCATTTGAAGTTAAGTTACCAGTGATACTAACTAAATTTATGGCTTTATCAAAAGTAAATCCGCTGGTAGCGTTTACTGTGCCGCCATCATTAAATAGTACCTGAGTATTTGCGCCGGCCGCAGTAATGTTGCCTGACACGTTACCAGAAAAATTACCTACAAAATAATTGGCAGTAACATTTCCACTAACACCGAGATTACCCGTTACTGTAGTTCCAGTAGAACCAATGGATACTACGTTAGCAGTACTGTTGATGCTAAATGTGACATTGGCATTGGCATAAACTTTTACATTGCTAGTTCCATTTTGTATGCTGGTTGCGTCGATTCCAGTTAAGAATCTACCATTGCCAAAGAAATAATTACCTGTTACATTTCCAGTGGTATATGAATTACCTGTTAGTGATAAATTTCCTGTTGTTCTGTTAAACGTTAATATCGTGGTATCTAATGTACTACTGATTGTACTTTTTAATGCCAATGCATCAGCATTAACAATAGTCCAGCCAAATTGTTGATTGGTGTCTCCTGCATATGTAAACGCAATACCGTACGGACTTGTAAAATATCCACTGCTAGCTTGTATATAGTATGCACTTAGTTGTCCTGTGCTACTTAAAGTTGCTGTATAACCGGTGTTGTATAATTGTGTTAGATTACCAAACAAATTATTGGCTGTTACATTACCAGTAATACCAAGATCGCCTGTTATTGTCGTGCTGTTAGAACCAATAGATACTACGTTGGCTACGTTAGCTATACTGATTGTAACATTGGCGTTTGAATAAACTTTTACATTACTAGTACCATTGCTAATTAACGTTGCATCAATACCAGTTAAGTATCTACCATTGCCTTGAAAATAATTTGCAACAACATTTGAAGACGTGATTAAATTACCAGGCAATGTTAGATTGCCAACTTGGTCAAAGACCCAAGTTTTTCCAGTATTAGCAGTGAAATTAGTACCTATGTATATGGGGCCATTATTGTCTACTTGTACATATTGTTTGCCATCTGGACTAGCAATTCCGCCACCGTCGGTGGATGATACGAACCAAGTGTCGCCGGTGCCGGATCCGCCGGCAGGTCCTGGATAACCATTTCGTATTAGACTGCCGGTGGGGAATGATAGTGTACCGCCAGGGTCAAATGTCCAAGTAGTACCATTGGCGGTAATTCCAACATTTGCATTGTAATAAACTTTTACATTGCTGGTACCATTTTGTATACTTGTAGCGTCAATGCCGCTTAGATATCTACCATTACCAAAGTAGTATCCAGCATTAACACTGGCCCACTGTAATGATGCATTACCAATAGTAAACGTATTGTTTGCTGTTGGTATCATACTCGATGAAATGTGTGTATAATCAGCAGTTAAATTTGAGAATACACTTGTACCGTTAGGATATAAGAAATTCGAACCTATTATATTGCCGTCTGTTTCTACATTACCATATCCAAAAAATCCTCCGGCACGTACAGTGTCAGTAACATTAATGTTATTGGCAATAATAGTATTACCAATTAAATTTGTTTCTCCGTTTGCTCCGAATACTTGATACAAGTCACTAAAGTTAGCATTAATTTTTATAAACGCTTCTCGTACAGTATCACCAGTTTGTGTGTCTGGCCCATCGCCTAAGTCAATAAATTGTTGCCCAGCTCCGTAGTAGCCGAATGGCTCTGTAACTATTGGTAAAATATATTCAGAACTAACAGTTTCAATGGTTAGCCTGTTTCTATAACTTGGGCCAAAATCAGTTGTGTTAACAGCAGCATTGGATACAGTAAGTCCTAATGTAGTGTAAAGATTTGTAAAATCTGCATTTATTTTTTGAAATGCAGAAGTTACTGTATCCCCAGTCTGTGTATTTGGGCCGTCACCTAAATCAATATTGTAGTGAGAAATAGGAACAACTGCAAATAGAGTATTGAAGTTGTTGACTATTTTTGTAAATGCAGCACGAAGTGTATCACCATTGGTTAATGCATCACCAACACCTAAATTTATTAAGCTGGCTGTTGAGGAAATACTGTTACTGTATGTAACCGCGTTTCCACCAGGACCGCAAGCAGTAAATATTTCTGTAAAATTACTGTTGACTTTCGTGAAAGCAGATCTGATTGATTCACTTAAACGTGAAGGACTACCTGTACCTAAGTCAATTAATTGTTGTGTCATCCGTGATATCTCGTAACTTAGAGTATTTATCGAAGTTTGGAGATTAGGATTTTACATGATTAATAACCAAATCTTGTTTTGTAGGTGGCATACAGGGATTGCACAGTGGCTAAGTCTATTACACCGTTGTATACTTTGACAAATCCAATGTTGCCAGTTTGCACTTCACTGCCAGCAGATCTACTGAACAATCTCAATTGATTGAAACCACCACCACCTGCGTTGGTCACAGCATATGCTGTACCAGTTGGTTGAACACTGGTTGCGGTGTACAGTTGTCCCAGACTGGTTGAGGTATTCCATGTAGCCCAACCAAAGTGCCACACAAGATCAGCACCTGAGCCAGGCAAGTTCACTGCATAGTTGGGATAGAATGTGTCAGGATTGCCGTTGTACAAGCCCATGAGCCAGTCTTTGACTGTTTCATTTTGTGTGTTTAACAATCTACCATTGGCCACATTAGTTCGTTGATAGGCCATGAACACCGAATAACTTTGTCCGGTAGCGTAATTAGGACCTCCGTACATGGTGTCTGTAGTTGAGGTACTGGCTCCAGTAAAGGTAAAAATTCCACCATTACTAGCACTCCATCCTAACCTACCGCCAGTATTGGCCACTGTTATAGTGTAAGCACCTGTACCTGCTATTGTGCTTCCATTTGTGGGCACAGCCGAATAGTTGGCTGCATCTAAGTCGTAAACCAACGTTGGACTGGACGACACCGCAGGTACTATACTCTGCGACATATTCATCATCATTGCACCTGTCATATTATGATACTCCTGAACCGTTGATATACCAAACTGTGTTAGTAACTTTAACTAGCGTAGCCATACCATATGAGCTAAGATTTCTAGTACCTGTTGCTCCATTGGCTGCTAGATACAATGTATCTGTTGTTATCGAAATATTACACTGAATGTTGGCAGCGTTAATGACGCTGATAGTAGAACCAATTGGGAAAGACACACTGGAGTTAGCTGGTATTGTTACGTTGCTGTTTGCTGTAATATAAACATGTTTGCCTTGATCAATTAGTGCTAGTGTGTAGTTCGCATTTTGACTGTTTTGTGGCATACCTAAGTAGCCAACAGCATTGCTGGTTGTACCAGTTGCGCCAGGTGCTGCATTACCGTATAGTGTACCAGTAGTGGTTACATTACCAGCAGTTAAGTTACCGTTGACTCTAACATTACTATTAAATGTAGTAGTGCCATTGGCTTCAAATGTTGCCGCGGCCGTTGGGGTGATGCTTCCAGAAGGAGTTGTTTGTATAACAACTTTTGTAGCACGACTTGTATCAGTAAAATTTTCTGCTGCTTCGAAAGAAACAACACCAGTGGAAATATTTCCAAATTGCAAACTTCCGTTACTAAATCCTCGTGCAGTATACTGAACTAATACATCACTACTCTGTGTTTGTGTAGGACTTGCTGCTGTTCCTCTTGCAGACCTTCCAGTAAATGCTACATATGTACCAGTACCAAACGAATCTTGTACCATACGACTAATACTACTGTCCGCACCTGCTACGTGAATATCTGTACCAGCTGTAGTGCTATTTCCACTTAATGAATAACTAACTGTTTGTGGATAAGCCAATAAAGTAAAGTCACTGTCAGGAGTAGATGTTCCTACTCCAATAAAACTATTTGAACTTAGAATAAGATTACCAGCAGTGTAAATATTACCCACTACTCCCAGTCCACCTAATACTGTTAACGCACCCGTAGTGGACGACACAGCAGGAGCTGTGTTAGATATACGAACATTGGTGTTTGTTGCAAAAGTTACAACACCATATCCCAGTGTTGGTCCTACTGTTATTGTAGTGTTGGATCCTGCGGCACCATTTGCTCCAAGATAAACCAACTTTGTGTTGTTACTACTTGTTGTTCCGCTGCCAAAGTTAACTGTATGATTACTAGCAGATTGACCAAAAGTTTGAGTACCGGTTTGTGCAGTTCCGCCCCAAGTTAAAGTACCAGTGGTCTGACTGGTTGCGCTAATTGTTTGTGTTGTGGCAGTTAAGGAAAATGTGCTGGTAGCACTTAATGTACTAAATGCCCCAGTACTAACAGTTATGTTACCAATTGCTGTTGCTTGAATGCCTCTCAAAGCAACCACGTTACCAGTTACAGTAAGATAGTTAGTGCTAAGGGCAACGTTGGCATTGGCCGCTGTAGTTACAGCATAGTCGCCTTGCGATATTCTTATAGTTTGGGCCATTTAAAATTCCAATAATACAGTATTTATTCAAATATTTTTATAGACAAAAAATGGGCCGAAGCCCATTTTATTGTTTTTGATAAAAAACGTGGATTAAGCGTTGTCTACACGAACAAGGTTAACACCTTGCCATGTTGGTTGAGTGCTTATAGTTGAAGATCCATCAGTGTATGGAGTACCTAGATAGAAGCGCCATTTTCTGTCAGACCAGTCCCAAACATACTTGTTGCTGATACGTTTAGCATTGAATGTTTCAGTAACTTGAATACGTCCAGTAGCATTAGTTGTAATCGTTTGATCAGGGCATTGAATTGTTACATTGGTTGCGCTGTTAATTGCAACTACTTGTACATTTCCAGAAATATTGCTGGTTAAGAAGCCGCTGTTTCCTGTTAATTGATATCCTACTACAGGAGTAGCATAACCTGCTACGTTGGCAGCAGTAAATGTTAGATAAGCAAATGTACGTGCGTTTGTGTAACCACCACCGCCTGTACCAATGTTTGCTAGATTAGCACCTGTAATTACTGCAACGTTAACTCTAATAGCACCAGTGTTTGCTGATGTAATTTCTGCTGCCGCATTAGATCTGTTGACCAAACTAACAACAGTAACATTAGCGTTAGATGTATTGTTCACTTCAAATTTGCGGGCGCCCTTTTGAAAAACAATAAAACCGTTCTCAACTGCACCACCGCTATCTCTAAGATATTGTATGCGAATAGTTGGAACTGACAATGCTGTATCACCACCTGTACCACCAATATTTGTACCATTGATTTGAATCGGACTTACATAAGCATCACGTTGTGTGCTACTTCCGGTTGCATTTTGTATTTTTAACTTTGCCATTTCTTTTTCCTTTATAGTTGTGTTAGCGTTCTAGGCTACCCGAAGTGGCGCTCCGAGAATTCATGTGAACAATACTATTTATCAATCAGTGCCCCAAATTGCCTTAACGGTTTTAGTAATTTTAATTTAAAACCGTCAGATGTTAGATATTCTCGGTTAAAGATAATTTCCTGTTTGTTTAAAAAATATAGTTCTTCTATATTATCATAAATGTTGTCTATTAAACTCATCATTTCATTAATTCTGTCAACAAAATGATCGTTATTTTCATAACTATGATTATTTAAATGTTGATCAAAACATTCAAAACCCAAATATCTTAATGTATCTACACTGTTCTTTGCATTTACTTGTAAAAATAACTGCCCTGCGGCCAAAGGCTTGCAGGATTTTTCACTAAAGAAACATTGATCATGACTAGACTCTGTTACAATATTAAGATAAGAATCTAAATATGCTGGGTGGTCAAAGCTGTGTAAATTTTGATAATACCATATATTATCTTTTGGTATTGATTCTTTATATAAAATTAATTTTGCTATTTCATCTTTGATAGCTATAGGTATATTATTGTACATTGAATGATAAATGTCATGTCCTTGATTCATTGGCAAGTACGGATCGCTTAATCCATAAAAAGAAAGCATCATTTCATTACTATACTTCTTTTTTTGTAATTCATGAAAACAATAAACACGATGTGCAGAAGGAAATCTGTTTAAGCAACTTATTTTAATTGATCTGCGTTTTATATCACTGCAGGTTAAATCTTTATAACTCAAATTTTTATTATAAATCCATCCTGGAAAAAATATGATGCGATCACTAGATTCAGCTAAGTTACTGGTTAAGTAAATGATATTTGTTAATCCTAGTTGATCAAAATATTGTTTTGCGTTAGTGGCATTCCAACTATTTCGACCAATCACATGCTCTCTACTAAAGTCCAGTAAAGTTAATTCGTTTTTATATAATTCTTCTAATACAATAGGATCTATGCCTGCACTAATAGGATTAGGGTTTGGCATTATTACTTTAACTGGAAAATCAAGATCAGGATAAACGTAAGAACTCATATTGGATATTTAATCAACAAAAAAGGACCCGAAGGTCCTTTGATGTCTTCCCATCCCTGAGAAAGTTTTGTGATTACTGGAAGCTCAAGTTGGCTACAGAAATTTCGCCAAGATAGTCGCCTGCATTGCCTAGAGACGATGCAGTGTTTGTTAACTCAATGTATCCGTAACGAGTCATAAAGCCTACGACTGGTTCGAATGTGCTTGGGTCAAGAACAACTCCAGAACTCATTAGAGGAATATATGGGCAGTAGAATGCTGCGGCATCAGCCTCTGATGTACCTTTGTATCCAACTAGAACAGCTTGTGTATCGCTGGCATAGCTGTCAACATAAATCTTCATTGCGCCATTCAATGTACCAACAAACTTAGTGTTTGTAGGAGCTTCGAATGTACCTTCTGTAGTGCGAGCAAAAGCAGAAGTTGTAGCAGACTGAAGAACTGTCAATGCAGCTGAACTAACAACTGCCCAGTTACCTGCGCCACGACGTGTACGTTGTGCAATCAAGTTAGCTGTACGGTTGATCAATACTGCAAGAGCAGCGTGTTCGTCACCAACGAATGTAGCTGTACCAGATACAGATGCTTGATCATATGCAAACTCAGTAGCAGCCAACCCACGTAGAGAACCTAGAACTTCTTGGTCAATTTCAACTGTGATTTCTTGTGCTAGAGCAGCCATGATTTCTGCTTCAATATCTAGACCGTGCATAGATTGTGCATCTTGCGCGGCTTCAAATGTCCAACGTGCTGATAATTTGCGAGTTTTAGCTTCAACAACTTGTTTCAAGATTTGGACGTTGATACGGTTACCTGGTTGACCTTCTAGTGCGCTTACAGAAGAAGCACGACCAGTTGTGCTATTACCAGAGTAAGCAGTAGCAATTTTGAATGGGCTTAGAGCTTCATCACCTTTTGTTACTGATGTATCAAATGGGCTTGGAGCTGTAACAGTTTGTGTGTCAGCATAGCGAACACGCAATGTGTGGATTTGAGCCACTGGACCTGTCATTGGTTGTACACCAACGATTTCGTTAGCAATAACTGTAGGCATAACACGACGGATAACTGGTAGAATAACACGGTTAAGTGTAGCTACGTTACCTGCAGATGTTGCACCAGCTGTTGCATTTTCAGCCAAGTGCTTACGGGTGTTTTCAAGGATAACACCCATTGTGGTTCTACGTGAACCGTTTAGACCTTCTAGCAGGGCATCTTTTGTTTCGCCCCAACGGCCTTCTAATAGTGCTTGTGTCATTTATATTTCTCCTAATTAGGGTTTATTTAAGCCCTGCTAAACGTTTAATTTCAACTACATTATTATAGTCGGTTTCAACGCTGACCTTAGCAGATTTATCACCAGTAACTTCTACACGACTCTCAGCTAGCATAGCCTTTTCAGGTTGTACTGCTACAGAGTTGTTTAGAACTGCTGGTAGATACTTTTCAAATGCAGACTTCAACCTATCGGTCTGCACGTTCTCAAGAAGTTGACCCATTACAGCCTGCTTCTCTTTGTTTAGAGGTTTTAGCAATTCGTTTAGTGATTGCTTACGCTCTTGTGATTCTTTAATAATTTTAATTTCACGGTCTTTTGATTCAACCAGAGCAGCCTTTTGTGCAACAGCTTGGTTAGCTTCTGCGATTTGCTGTTCTTTTTTCTCTAGTGCTTTTGTTAGTTTAGCAATTTCAGTATTCTCATTTAAATGAGTGATAGCGAATTCGCTAGCAAAAGCTTCGAATAGACGACGTCCAAAATTGTTCTCACGAGCAATTTGAATGTCTTCTTTTAGTTGAGTCAATTCTGACTCTAGCTTGTTAGCTACAGATTCTTTAACAAGTGCAGAAGATTTAGCAACAAATGTTTTTTGTAGTTCAGCTAGTTTTGATTTAGCTTCACGTACTAGTTTAACTTTTGTTTCAACTACGTCTTGTTTGTCTTTAGCAAATTCTTGAATTTCTTCAGCCAATGCACGGATAACGAACTTCTCTAGGCGCTGAATGCTTTCCTTCTGAGTGTGACGGTCGCCACGTAGTTCTTTGATTTCTTCTGCTAGTTTTCCAACTAGGAAGCGATCAAATTTACCTGCGCTTTCTTGCATACGCTTGTTAAAGCGCACACGGTCTGCGGCTAACTGAGTTTTTTCCTCAGCAAATTCACGGATTTCTGCTTGGAGACTTTCTGTGACCATCTTGTCTAGAGCTTCGACCATTACACTTTTATCGTGTTCATAGCGGCCAGCAAACTCTTCACGGATTTCTGCGCGAAGTTGTTCACGTGCTTCATTTAACTTTGATTCCCAAGCTTCGTTAATCGCTGTCTTGGTTTCTTCGTTAATGATACCACTATCTACTAATGGTTTGATAGCATCAAACATGGATCATTCTCCTGTTATATTTTTAAGTCTTTGATGAGGCGTCTTACTTCCTCTTGCAAATACTTCTGGACCTTTTGATTTGCACCGGCATCTTTCGCCATATCGAGAACTCTGTGACCTCCACGCATATTCATAAGCCCTTCGTAAACAGCTTTTGGATATGCATTAGGCGCACTGGGTTGTGCAACTATATCAACTGTGACTATTTCAAAGTCACTGACATGCCCCGAACCTTCGTTAACGTTACCGCTACCTCTGCTCGAAACACCTAGCTTCACTCCACTTTCCAACATAGTTGTTACTAGTTGTCCCATTGGAGTTGGAAGAATTTTTAACTTACCGAAGCCGTTAGGGCCATCCATCCACATGTCTGTAATCATGTGACATACTCGGTCTAAGTTAATTTTTAAATCATCTGGATGATCTAGTTCGCCTAATACGCTATAACCATCTTTGATTTGTGTGTTAATAGTTTCAACAGCTTGAGCAATTTCTTGAACTGGGTATACACGTTGGTTAGCGTTTTTAACTCCGCCTTGAACAAATATACCCTTCATATAGAGATTCTTACCTTTGCCGTCAGCAGTTGACTCTGCTAGGAGTTCCATCCTGGCATTATCAAAGGTTAAATGTTCTCTTAATAAGTTCATGTAATTACTTACCGATGTGCTTCATTGGGCTTTTCTTGTTGATAGGACGAGTTCCGTCATTACCAACTAGTTTGCCTTTTTCTGGATCGTTTGTTTCAGGTTGACGATCTGACTTGTGTTTGTAAGATGTGTGACCAGAGTCTTTACCTGGAACGTTAGCAAATTTACCTGCGTCTTTTAAATTGCCGCGGCCTTTAGCATATTCGTTGTTTGGCTCTTCAATAGTCTTACCAAATACATCAGCTTCGGCTCCACCACGTGCAGTATTTTTAGTTGTACCGCCCATGTCAGCACCAGGACCAGTAACGCTTCTAGTGTTGCGCTCACCTTGCTTTTCGCTCTTAGCACCAGTACCAGCCATCTTACCGCTTGGGCTAGATTGCTCACCTGGATACTCGCCAATTTTCTCAACGTATTCACGAATCCACTCAGCTTCGGTCATTTTCTTTTTGCTGTCTTTCATGTTCTTCATGTTTTTGGCTTTTAACATGTCTTCTTTGGTTTTCTTAGACTCTTCAAGATCTTCTTCTTCGTCATCATCTTCTTCGTCTTCGGCTTCCATGTACATGCCTTCCATTTCATCGCCTTCGTCACCCATGCCCATGTCGTCACCGCCCATGTCGTGGATACCAGGGTGGTCGTGTTCTTCAGCATTTTCACCAGCCATTAAAGCGTCAAATTCTGCTTTTAGTTCGTCTAGTGCATCTTCTAGATCCATAACGCGATCTTCTACGCTGCCTTCATCGCCCATGCCGTGACCCATATCGCCGTCCATGTCTCCCATGTCGTCGCCCATGTCGTCATCGCTGTCTAAGCTGATGCCGTCTTCGTCTTCTGAATCTTCTTCGTCTTCTTGCATGCCTTCTTCGTCTGCAGAAATTTCGTCAACCATGCGGCCGACTGGGTTTCCACCAACTTCTTCTAGGTCCTGCTCGTCAATTAATGATTCGTAGATGTCACGTGATTTTTCCACAACGATTTGGTGGAACAATTCACGAGCTTTAGCTTCGTCATCATTAATGATGTATTCAATTAGTTGTTCGTATTTTGTTGACATATTCGTGATCCTTTTTAAAAATATGTAAATGAATTCTGTATAGTTATTTACAGAATATGCGTATATTAGGGGTTAAATGGGCATTTTTTGACGTATTTTAAGAATATAATTATACGCCAGCAGCACCTGCGGCTGCGGCAGGCACTTTATACTGTGTTGTGACTTTTTCTAACTTTTGTTCGTGCTCTAATTTTCGCACGTCATTCATCATTCTTAACTTGTTAAGTCTAGCCAGAGTTAAGCGAGTTTTACGTGTATCATCGGCTTTAAGCACAGAATTATCGTCTTTTTCGCTACGATATCCTGCGGGTGTTGGCTCAAATAATTCGTTTACTTGCATATTGTTATTTAACCAAAATCCTATTAACTTGCCGGAACTGGTGCTGGGCCTGCTGCCGGACCTGCTCCGCCTGCAGGAGCCCCTCCTGGAGATGGTGCACCTGGCATGCCTTCCCCTTCAGGTGCTGCTGGCATTTCTGCATTTTGTATGTCAGAATCTAATCCACCTGGACTAATACCAACACTACGTAATCCTGCTTCCTCTGCTGGTGCTTTTTCTGTATCACCTTGCTCTTCGGCCCACATACGCTCGTTGTCGCTCATTTCTTCTTCAGTCAATCCCAAATAACGAGTTAACAAGAAACGCTTGCTTAGATAAGGAAATGCTTCTAATTGTGTGAATGATGTAATTCTAGCTTGGTCAACTTCTGCTTGACGATAGCTAGCAAAGTTTTGTGGCTCGTTAAAGTTTAACTCAAACAAGTTATTATCTATGTTAATACCTCGCCAACGTAAGAACATTTTAAATTCTTGATCCAGTTTTTCAACAATCATACGCTGTAAACGCATACAGTATTGGTTGAACCGCCATTCTTGAATCAGTGCTGTGCCAACTCTACCATCACTAAATGTATTGGGATTACTAGTTCCATCGTCTAATCCTGTGGGCAAATAGCTAGCAGGAATACGTAATCCACGGAACAACTTGTTAGTAAAGAAGTGCAAGTCTGTGATTTCACCTAAGTTTTGTCCACCAGGCAAAGGTTCAACACTACTACCCCTACCATCAGCAGTTTGTGGGAAGAAGAAATCTTCGTTAGTTGACAATGGGTTGTACGTAGCATCCATCATATTTTGACCACCACCAGTTTGTGTAGGAATTCTACGCTGTGCAATTTCGTTTTTAACACGATCCACAAATGCCATAGCCATGTGTGCAGGCATGTTACCTACGTCAATTTTAAAGACTCTACGTTCTGGCGCACGTTGTACACGGTAGATAATGATAGCATCTTCTAGTAATTCTTTTTGTTTGAATACTTTGAAAACATTTTCTAATACCGAATTGCCAAAAGGCCAGCTAAAATCTAATCCTTCAGTTAGTGTCAAATGTACAATGTGTTCAGCATTAATGGCTGTTTCGTTTTGTGCATGACTGAATCTACTGCCGCCGCTGTAGGGATTTTTAGGTTGTATATATGCACCACTGCCTCCGCCCACTTGTGGGTGATTAACGCTAATGTCAGTATTAGTAATTGCTGTAGCTGTTAAATTTTGGAAATTAGGCGCAACGTCTTTTAAAATATACTGTTCAGGCTCTTTGCCTTTGGCTTCGTTGACAATAATCTTTGTAACTTTGCTCATTTCCACCCAAAACAATTTAAATGTTTCAGGGTCACGTATAAACACTTGATCACCGTATTTGATTGTATTACGGAACATTTTGAATATACGTTTGTTGAATTCGTTTAAGCTAACCCACTGTGTTAGCTGTTCACGTATGATTTTTACTTCGTTGTCTGTGGGCTTTTCTTTCCAGTAAAAACTAAAAGCAGTGCCGTTTTCTTCGTTGTCTTGTGTACTAAACTCAGCTAAGATATCCAGTGCGGCATTAACTTCACTGTCCATGTCCATTTGTTCGTATTGGTTATAACGTTCAATACGATTCGGATGCCCAATATAAACCTCTGGTAAATTACTTTGGTAGTTTTTGTAACCAAATTGAGGGCTGCCAGCAGTGACTCCACTAATCGGGCTAATTGCACCCGATGTAGTACTGGCCGTACGAAAATACTTTTTCCAAGTCATTTTAAAAATCTCTTTAGTTAGATATTTACCTATATTATGCTAGAGCATTCAATATTTTTCCTTGCATGTCAACAGTGTCTTTTGAATGTTGAGCCACGTCTTCTAATATTCTATTTTGATCTTGTAGTGCAAGCAACACTGGATCAGTTTCTGGAGTTGGTGAACGATTGATTCTGCTGGCAGAAGCAAGTACAGGCAAGTCTGCATCTGCAGAACTTGTTCTAATTGGACTCCAATTTTTTATTGTTTGTATTAGTTCTTCAATTTTTTCTGTCAACTGTTCTATAGGATGAGTTCTAGGAGTAGGATCATCAGGACGACGAGGTGGAGCAACTGTACCCCCAATCGTATCACCTATAGGAGTTAAATCCTTACCTAATTTATCTAATACAGCAAGCCACTTGTTAGCATCTGTTGGGTCTGCCAATGCTGAAAATAATTTCCTTGCAGTGCCAAGTGCTTCTACGTATGCACCGTCGGGTTTTATTAAGCCGGTAGCTAATGTTATTGCATCGCTTACCATATCTAAATTCTGTATAGTCACACCTTCGAGTGCTCGTTTCATTTTTTCAATTGCCGCAGTCATACTATCAACCATACTACCAGTATTAGACATTGCGGCATTGAAATTCTGTATAGATGCTGCCACGGCTGCAGGGGAATTTACTTGTTCACTGTAAGATCCCAAGACAGGTGCAAGTAACTTATTCAATTGATTAAAGATATCATTACCTATACCAGATGCGGCATAAGTCAATAAAGGTTGTAATCCTTTAATTTGATCTTTAATTGGGTCAGCTGAGCTTGCTAGAGTTTCTCCAACAGTTCGTTTAAAAGTTTCAGAATCTAAATTGATATTACGTGCCATACCATTAACTGTTTCGAATAACTTAGGCACTTGTGATTCTAATCTCATAAGGTCTGGATTACCAGCAGAAGCATCACCATTCAACAATTGATTCATGGCCATTCGTGAGCCTAATTCTCCATACTGTTTAGTAAGCATATCAAATAGGAACTTCTGATTTGCTTGTTGTGCTGGGTCCAGTTCTTGCATCTTTAATTGATATGCTGCTGACTGTTGTCTTTGTTTTTCTTCTTGTCTTAGCTGATCTACTTTTTTACCTGTTAAATTACTCATTTCTCTTTCGTTTAACAGATATCGTTTAGCACCTTCTTCAAGTTCTTTTTGATTTTTAACTGCATCAACACCTAATCCAGTTTGTAGCGCAACATAGTTTGCCATTTCACTGGCTATGTTGTCCATAGAACCGTATATGTCCATTAAACCCGGGCTTACATCCTTGGCCATTTTCATAATCATCCCTGCGGCTGATTGTGAACTTGTACCAATTAAGGCTAGATTGGCTGCACTTTTGGATGCAAAAGATGAAAATGTTTCCATGCTAACGCCTGCGGCATGTGCAGCCGCTGTCGCGGCTTCAAAACTACCACCAAATGTCATGCCCGCATCAGCCATGGCCTTAAATTCGTTTACTAGTTTTTGTGTTTCTGAAACTTGAGTCTTGGCAGCATTAAACGCAATATCACCAGCTGCCAAAATAACTTTTTTAAACGTTTCGCCAGATGCATGCATAGCACCAGCAATTTTACCAAATAAACTAGGCAAACCTTCTGCGGCTTGTGTTAACGCACTAGCAAAGCCTCCAGTAGAAAGAACCAGTTTATTGAATATATCATGTGCAAAATTAATACTTGGTATCAATGCCATGAACATATCACGTGTAGATCCCACGCTGGATGTTAGTGTATTAATACCTTGTGCCGCAGAACCAATACCTTGCCCTAACCCGCTGAATCCAGTTTTTAAACTGTCATAGCTACTGATAAGACGACCAGTCGCATCTCTTTGTGCGTCTGCGGCATTGGCTGCACCCCTAGATGATTGGCTTAATCGGCCTAATGATCTTGCAACATCTTCTGCTTGAGCACTCGTTAGATTTAACGAGTTCATTAGATTTTGTATTTGGGCTGGGTCAATGTCGCTCATAATTTAAAATTGGGTTAAAATCCAGATAAGTATAGTATATTTATTGGAATCAAAATATGGTGGACCAAACTCATTCAAACCCGTTAACAAAATACTTTAGACAGCCCCAACTACACTTAAAACTACCCAGTGGGGGTAAATGGTGGGCAGGTGGCGTTGAATTACCAGTAACTGGGGAATTGCCAGTTTATGCTATGACTGCTAGAGACGAACTGGCCAGCAAAACACCTGACGCACTGTTAAATGGTCAAAGTACTGTGGATGTAATTCAAAGTTGCTGCCCTGCTATTAAAGATGCTTGGAAAATTCCCAGCACAGACTTAGATAGTATATTAATTGCTATAAGAATTGCTACCTACGGAAATCGTATGGAATTTGTCAGTGTATGCCCACACTGTGGAAGCAAAAATGATCATGCAGCAGATCTAGAATTTTTATTAAACACAATTAAATGTCCAGATTTTGACACACCTATATTAGTAGAAGATTTAGAAATTTATTTAAAACCTTTGAGTTTCTTGGACTTTAACCGTGCTAGTATGAAATCATATGAGGAGCAAAGATTACTGTCGGTTGTACAAAACGAATCTATTTCCGAAACTGAGAAACTAATAAAATTTAATCAACTGTTTCGTAGTGTATTAGATATGACTGTAAAACAAGTATCCAATAATGTAGCAGGAATAAAAATGCCCGACGGACTAGTGGTATCAGATCCTGCACAACTCACTGAGTTTTTTGCAAATTGTGATAGGCCCATATGGCATGCAGTTAGAGATAGAATTACTGAAATTGGCGAAGCTGATGCACTGAAAAATATTCCAGTACACTGCGAAAATGAACCATGCATGAAAAACTACACAGCACCATTGAGATTTGAACTATCAAGTTTTTTCGGCTAAGGCTTTTGACTTTATCCAATGAGGAAGTCGTTGAATGGCTCAAACAATTAGATAATGAGTCAAAAGCCTTAAAGAAATCATTAATTAAAATGTGTTGGTATATGAGAGGTGGCATGTCATTAGAAGAAGCATGGACAACTAGTTATCATGATAGAGAACTTATTAATGATATGATCACTGAGAACTTAGACGTTGCTAAAGAAACAGGATTGCCATTCTTTTAAGGACTTGCTACGCAAGGTCCAGTACTTTCGCTATCGCTCAGTACTATTTTCTTTTCTTTAAGAGCAAAGCGATTAATAGTATCATCCAGATTAATCGGTCACAATTCACCCTAACAGGGTGAAAAATGTGCATCATCCGAGTAGCACAGTCATCTATTCTAAAGAGATTGCTTTACAGCGCGGAGGCGGTTGACCTGTACCCCCTACTCTAGCTTCACATGTCAACGGAACCCTAGTAATCCGGAATAGACCCAAATCCTACGAGCACGGGTTGTATCTGTTTCACAGAGCCCGAACCATTTATGCCTGAAGTTAGCATTGTTCTTTGGCGCCCAAGTCTGAATATGGTATTTCACATATCCTCAATGGGGCTGAGTCAAACACTCAGCACAGTGCCTATAATGTTAAATTGTAATTAAATTGGATTTATTTTGAATCAATAAATCGTTGAAAGCAGACGTGGTGTCAGGGAGAAAGTGATGATCACTGATATTGAAAGTTTTATTATAGCCTAGTAAGTCTTTATATTTATAGTTGCTGGGTGCAGTGTATAGCGGGTCTTGAAGTTTAATCCATGATTGATAAAATGATAATGCTGTGTTGTATTCAAAATCTACTATGTTGTTTAAATTTTTTAGTTCTGTTGAAAATTTTGTTTCGTTTAATATATTGTCCAAATTTAAGTTTACGTCGCTGGGTGTTGAAAATTTTTCAGGGGGGTAGCTTAACGCATTTTCTAAATAATGCTTAAAATACCACTCCCCTAACTTTCTGTTTTTTCCTAAATTAATAAATTGTTGTCGTTGTTGTTCTGTTTTGCTGACTGCATTTAAAAAATTCTCACCTACATCATCTTTGGTTAGATAATCATCGCTGTCCAATACTTTGCTACAAAAATTCTTCAGTACGCAAAATTTTAAATTTGTGTCGTATGATATACTAATTGTTGTTATATTGCTACCAAAATGGTTTTTTAATTTGATAAGTTGTTGTTCAGATGTAGTTTGAATAATAAAATCATAAGGTAATTGTGACAGTTTATCTAAGTCATTGCCCCAATCTCTGTTGTACCAATGTGTTTTTGGTTGTTTTGGAAATAACTGCAAAATTTCGTTGTCATAGTCTACAGAGACTCTGCCAGCAGAATTAACTGCGAAGTTTTTAGTCCCAGCTCTAAACGATGAATTCGTTGATAGTAACGCTGTTACTAAATCTCCGGCAGTGCCTGCTATCCAATTAACAACAATTAACTTGTTCATTATAATTTGTCTTTAATATGTGATCCATGTACACGAACTGAAATTTGTCCGTTGTAATAGTCTGCTGATTCCAATACCTTGTGTGTAAACTGTTCTCTTGCTTCTATGTAACTGCATTCTGCTTTTGATCGACAATAAAATATAATTTCTCTAGTAAAATTTTCTTTGCCCAAAGTTTCTACATCTTTGTTTAGTTGATCGTTTGAGCCATAATATTCTTGCCAATCGCTGTCAACTTTGCTTCGAATCTTTTTCTTTTTCTTAGTTCCGTTTTTAAGTTTTACTACTTTATATGTTGTCTTTGCAAATTTTGCTAGTTTTTTACCGATGTATTTTCTACCCGATACGTTATTTGTAATCAAATAGACAAACCCCACACAATCTTCCGGTAGGGATTCTACTGTAGTTCCTTGATAAATCCATGTCATGTAACATAATTATGCCTTAAACTCAAAGTTACAATAAAATGTTATTTCTTCTATGCAAGTATTGGTACTAACTTTTGTGCCATAATGAATAAAATCGCTAACATCTGACAGATTAATGCCATTTCCAGTCCATGTTGGGCGGCTACGGCTAAGTTCTGTGTCTAATCTATCTAATGTAATTAATGTAGTTCTAAAAGGAACTAAGTTTTGTTTGAATGCTTGTGTGCCTTGTTTGCTGGCATGACTTAGTGCAGCCTTGCTAACTCTATACGTTTCAAATCTAGGTTCAGGCGCAACAATGTGCTTTTCTCCCGAACTACCGATATTAATAATCCAACCAGATTTTCCAGCTGTTTTCCACGCATCGTAAACAGCAAAATATATCTGTGCTTGTCCAAAGTCGGCCCACAACTCCTGCGGAGGGCCATCAAATGCGTTGTTCACAAACACATCGTATTCCAAACTCAGTGCGGCAATTTCATGTGTGTTGTGATTGATATCAAATCCATTACTACGACTTGCGCTGTCCGCGCCAAACGCATCTACTAAATGTTGTCCTAATCCTCTATTACCACCTGTTACTAACATTTTCATCTTTTGGATCCTCCTTGATCCCATACTTTTGTAAATTTCTCACCACAGGTCATGGCACATTCAAATAGTCTGTTGCTGTTATTGAACGATGCTACAAGGTCCTGCCAAAACTCATTATCAAATATTTCTGGCAATGTTTTATTGTGTATGTTTAAGTTTTCTAACCCGTAATTTTCCAAAAACTCACGTACTTGATTTTTGCCATTGACTGTGCTCAATGGATTTGCTCCAGGCAATACACCATCTCTAAATCTAACATCATACAAGTTATGATTAAAAAAATTACAAGGTAATACTACACCTTCGGCGTTAATGGCAACTTTCTTGCCCATTAATGCATCACAACGTATAGGTGTAGTGTCAAAGTAATCTTTAATATTGATATATTGTTTCTTAAGATCTGGCAAGTATTGCATACTACGATTTCTATATTCTTCTTTGCTGGGTGGTTCTAGTACATGTTCTGCATTAGCAACAGGCCAAGCATCTAACTCAGTCATAGTAGTGTGATTCAAAAATCTTCCAGTTTTACGGATCAACACATTGTGAAAACCCATGTCTTGTCCCAGTTGTTGAACTTGCTCGACTTGATGTTCGTTATGTTTAAAAACAATAAAATTCCATTGTGCTCTGCCACCAACATTGATAAATGCTTGTGCATTAGCAATAGCAGTGCTGTATTTTACATTCTTTCTGTACAGATGTAAAGTATCCTCTAAGCCGTCAATGCCGAAGTCTATTTGCCCATAGCCGTTCATGATGCGGGCTATCTCTGCCCAGTATTCAGGATCATGCATTCCGCCATTAGTGTGTATGTACAACCACAGTGTAGGACTTTTATATCTAAAGTCGCGTAATATTTCTAAGAAGTCTGGGTGCATTATTGGATCACCATAACTGCCGCAGAAAAATACTTGTCTTAACCGCTGACACAATTCGGTGTCAAATGCTTGATCAATAGTTGCACGTGGTAAATGCGTCAAAGGCATATAAGGATTAATGCCCACACCCAGATTATTCCTAGGGCACTGTGGGCAGGCAGCATTACAGTAACTTGTAATTTCAATTTGATATTCGTCAATAGCAGTATAGTTAAACAACTTCTATGTCCGTGTTATAACTTGTGAATCCGTTTTCTTTTACGACTGTGAGGATGTTGTTAACTCGTCCTGCTAGCTCATCTTTGTGACTAACTAACCAAACAGACTTTTTACCCTCACGGCTCATCTTTTTAAGTATAGCCAATGCATTTTCAACACCACTGGCATCCATACCGCTGTCAACAAGTTCGTCAATGAACAGCAAGTTAATGGGTTGATATAAACTTTCCCACACATCACGGAATGCCCATGACAGAGAAAGTATAAGTCTGTTACGTTCTCCCCTACTTAAATTATCAAAGTCTAGCTCACGGCCCAGTTCTTCAATACTAACAGTCAAATCATTTTGGAATTTAACTGTATGCGGCAGTCCAATACGATCCAAATAATATCCTAATCTAGCATTTAAGTAACTTAGGTTTTGATCAATAATTTTTTTACGAATAAAACTGTCTTTGTTAGTCAACAATTTAAGCAAAAACTCTTGGTGCTCTTTGATTCTAGTAAGCTCGTTGATTATATCGTAGGTAATTTCTTCAACAGCAGTTTCCTGCATGTCTTTGATTTGATCCGCATAAGGATCTGCTTCCAACTGTTTAGATGTTAGCTGTGTGAGCACAGATCCCATACTGCTTCTATGTTCAAAAGCATCTAATTCCGTAGCATAAAATGTAGTTGGCTTGTTGCCCAGTTCTCCCAACTCAGTAAGGGCAGTGGTATGCTCTAACAACTGTGAATTAGTAGCCAATGCCTGTAGTGCAGTTTCTTGCAGGGTTTTACGTTTGTCTTCTAATATCTGTTCTTGCTTGCTGTCGTGGAATGCTTGTCCACAACTATGACAAGTATGATTTTCTAAACTAGCGATCTCAGTTTTTAATTGCTCTGCTAGTTTGGTCTCCCTACGCTCGTCAGTTTCACATTGTTTGATCCAGCGATTTAGTTCAGCAATCTTTTTAGACTTTTCATTATATGCAGCCAAGGCTTTGTGTGCATCTAGCTCTGCTTCAATGTCCAGCTCTGCTAGCTGATCATACGCAGCCTGTAGTGCCGCACAATCTTCTTCCTTTTTACGCTGCCACAACACTTGTCTACGTACCAATGCATCAATTTGATCCTGTATACGCTTGTTGGCATCGCCTACTGCTTTGATTCTAAATTCTTCTTTTTGAATAGCATCTTTAGTGGCTTTATTTTGTTCTTTTAAAGACTCTGCTTTGTCACTGAGCATAGTAATGCCCAATAGCTGTTCAATAATAGTACGTTGATCATTGGCTTTTAAACTTAAAAACGGTTCAGTGTAAGTGTTAAGAGCTACGATATGCTTGAACATGTCGTGGCTCATATTAAGCAGTCGTTCAATCTCTGCTTGGGTTTCTCTACTGTCACCTTGACTATTATCGTCTTTGCTTTCCAGCTCGTTATCACCTATGTAAAATTTAAGCACGTTGGGTTTACGCCCACGTTCAATTCTATAACTTTGCCCTTCACACTCAAAGTCAATAGTAACCAACATACTTTTAGTATTGGTTTTATTGATTAAGTTATCTTTTTTGATGTTGGTCAGTGCTTGTCCAAACAGACTATAGCTCAGTGCATTGATGATAGTAGTCTTACCAGTACCATTACGAGCACCGCTGTCGTCCCCGCCTAAGTCTAAGTTTTCACCTAGGACCAGTGTTAAGTCTCGACGATCAAAGTCTATGCCCTGTGTGGCATTGCCCACACTCATAAAATTTTTAGCTGATAATGATTTTATTTTAAACATTTGTGTTATAATTCTGTTTTATTTTATAAGTTGCTGTTAATAATGAATTGCAATAAGAAAACGTTGAAGTAATGTAATTTACAGGAACAATATTAACTAGGTCTTTAATTCTATCGTGCAGTCTAAAATCTCCCATGGTTGCAGTAGACATCCTAATATAAACTTCTTTAGGTTGTATGTTCTGCGTTAACTCATTGAGTAATTGATTTAATTGTGACACTGAACGATATTTTAAAAAATTTGCATGATCCATAACTAATATAGATCCAGGGTAATGCATATTTGAAAATTTTAATTGTTGGTTGATATCGTTGAATATCTTGTCTACTTGTGTTTTATTTAATTGATAATTTTTACAAGTAGATAATCCTTCGACTTGAACTATATCTAAATTTGGAAACATTTTTT